ATTTCTAAATTTTAAATGAATATCCTACTAACTGCCTGGCAGAGCCATCCCATCATGTAGCAAGGCTCTTCGTCTTTCAAGTCAATACCTAGTGATTCGCAGATGTGAGTGACAACATGGAACATTTCGTGTGTGACAGTATTCACAAACTCATATTCCGTTGTGGTACTACTGACAGCAACCACGCTCTTTCTACCTGCAAGATTGGAGTAGGTGAGACCTGTGTTAGGCATTCCACGCAAGCAATGCTCCCTTGCACTTTCGACTGCCTTTTCTGTGCAGCCTATCTGCACAAGGGAGTTGCATACCTCATCGGTATCTGATGATTCCAAACCGTAAAACACAAGAACTTTCCAATCGTACTTTTCTAGATATATCTCTTGACTTATCATAAAATATCATCCCATGGAATGCCGATGCCATTATGGTTGCAATCGGCATAGAATCTGTTAAAGATGAAGCCATCCTTCTGATCAGTATCATCAACCATATCTTTCACGAACAAAGCCATGTGAGCTTCGTCCTCGATGGAAGACTTATAGAAATCAGCCTTAACCATGTTTGCCACATAGACATGATCATAGCCTACATTATTTTCAAGTGTCACTCCCTGCTTGGTAAGGATGGATTCAACCTTATCCTTATCCATGTATTCAACCTCCTCATCCTTTTTGGTGACTGAGTTGTATTTTCTCATCTGACTGACTGCCCATTCGCAAGCCTTCTTGTTGAAGTGCCAGCCATTATATCTCAGATATGCTATCATTCCTTCTGGCTTCATATCGTAAGCATCCAAAGGCATTCTACATTTTCCCATAGCTATTTCTTTTAGGGTGGCAGGGAAAATCCCCACCACCGAATTAAACATTAGTAACGTCCACCACCACGGCGACCATAGTAGCGTCGCTCTCCATAGCGGTCTTCGTCGCGCCAATCATCATCGTCCCACTTGTCACGATAGTCTGGCATCGGCATACGGTTTCCCATACGCTCGTGCTTAAGACTATCCAGGCACTTCATAACCTTGCCACCTGCTCGAACCATTTCCTCGCAGTTGTCAACAAGCTCATCGAACTTGTTTTCCGTAATTTCTACCATATATCCCATAGCAATTACTTTTTAAAATTGTTACCGCTCAAAGCCTTAGACAGCATGGATTCAATATTGGATAGCGTTCCTTTCATGCCGCTGACCTCTGATTTGAGATTATTGATGTCCTCCTCTTGCTGCTTCTCCTTGGCAATCTGTGGGTTGATTCTAGTGAGCATTTCCTCGCAGGAGCTTATGACTCCATTGTGGTAATCTACACTTTCCACAACTCCCTTGGAATGTCGCAACATAGCATCAATCTCTGCACACATAGCTTCTCTGCTTTCACTGACAACAACACCTTCATTGCCAAAGTTCACTATCTGTGCCGTAGATGGCAGTTTTTCGAAATTGACCTGCTGGTCTTCTACTTGCACCTTAACATCAACGGTCGTCTCCAATGTCGGAGTCTGTCCTGGTATATAACTAGGATATTTCTGCTGAGGATTGCTGACCGATATTACTTGACCGATTTTTAGAGTCGGCTTTTCTCCTCCCTTGTCTAAAATGTAGAAGAGAGAAGACTGTCTTAGTCCTTGAAACATTTTCTTTCTCTTTTAAAGGGGCAGACTTTTCAGTCTGTCCCATAGTTAATACTCTGTTAGACGCCTGTAGGCTGCTGAAACCCAAGCAGTCGGATAATACCGCTCTTCTTGTTGATGTAAGCCAAAGCTTCCGTAACGTTAGCCAGCCCTGCACCTGTTACTGCCGTTCCGTTGTGGTCAACCACGGGATTCTTTGCAGTTCCCGATGTCGTGCTAGTGGTTCCGTTCACGGTGGTAGAGCCACTAGGAACTACGACCATTACAGGAAGGGCAGCACTAGCGGTAGGCACTCCTTGGTGTATCTTAAGCAAGACAACACTTTCACAAGGCAGGGCATTGTAACAGTTAGGGTTTATACCGAAGTCCACACTTGCCTCTGTTACCTGTTGTGCATTCGTTCTAAGCTCATAGATGCCACCGATGTCAACTCGTCTTAGACCATTGCGCTGACCGAAATACATTGGGTTGAATGGATTAAATGGATTCAAAGGAAACATAGTTACCTCCTTTCCTAACAACCGCATCCTACAGTTGAACGAGAAGCCGCTACATCACCTGCATAAGCTCCCATGGCAGCAGCAGTATAAACGTCCTTGTTGAATACTCCGTACTGAGGGTACTGAACACTGATGGTATTAGGCAACTTGCACTTGATGCCAGCCACCTCTGCCTGCAGCGCAGCCAAAGCTGCATTTACTGGTGTGATAACCTGTGCCTGATAAGCCTGCAAAGCCCGTGTCTGATGCTCATTTGAAATCTGTGCAAGCAGGGCACTGTTCTTCTCTCTCAAAGCATCGAGCTTGTCCTGCATAGCCTGTGTCTGCATCTGATCCAACTTAGCCAAGACAGACTGATTGTTAGCATCTGCCTTGTCACGGAGCATCAAAGCATTGGCGTTTGCCGTATCATTGATGGCGTGGGTCTGCTGACAGATAGACAGCTTGATGTTTCCATCCATTGCAGTTATGGCGTTATTGGTCTTGCAGCAGCATTCTGCCAACTGGGTAGCGATGGCATTGTTACCCTGCATGATAGCAGTCAAAATCTGATTAGCATTCATGCCCATCTGATTTCCGAGATTGCAAATCTGCTGACCTAAGCCATTGATTGCTGCCATGACTGCATCGCTTGATGTGTTGAGGGCTGTAGCCAAGCTCTGAACATCAAAACCATTGCGCTGAACTGCCTGCATGATAACGGCAGTATTGGCATCATTGTTAAGCATTGGCACAACGCCGCCCTGTCCGTTGGAACCCATGCAGCGATTACCTCCGAAGAACCCCATACCATTATTGCCCATAAGGATGAACAACAAAAGGATAGCAAAGATGTCTTCACCCCAACCATTTCCGTTACCACGGTTGTTCAAGAGTGCAATAAGACCTGGATCAACACCCTGTCTCTGCATGAGTGCAGGAAGCATAGCCAAGATTCCATTAGAGCCAGTACCGCTTGTGCCGCTCTCTGGATTGAACACGTAAGTTTTACTTTCCATATCCCGAATTTTTAATTTAACCTTAATATTTAACTAACACTACTTGTAACGTTACGTGTGCAAAGTTAGAAAATTGTTTTGAAATAAGCTATAAGGCTATCATAGTTTTCGCTATAGGCTCTAAATCAGTGGTTTATTGTGATAGTAGGTAGACTCATTTTTTATCCTCTTAGAACGGAAGAATTTACTTTGCAAATAAAAAGGCGACCACTCATCACGAGTAGCCGCCCAAATCATCCTTAACAATCTTAAAACCCAAAGTTAACTAAGAATATCTCTTTCTCAATATATATAATAGATATAATATGACAATTACTAGGCAAAAACAGAATATTTGCCCTATCTGAATATAAATCTTCTGAGCTGTGGTAAGCTGCTTCTCAACCGTCTTTACCGCAATTTTACTAGAACGCTTAATACTCGATAGGGAATCAAGTTTATGCCGATAGATAGTAACACTATCCTTCAATAGCCTGTAATGACTGATGCTATCTAGCAACTTCTGAATGTCCTTTTCTGTTCGTATATGGCTCTCGTAGTGAAATCTATCTTCGCCAATTTTGTTACCTTGTGCATCAAATCTTGTAGCAGTGCTGTCCTTAACATAACTACTGTCTTTAACGCTCTTGTCGTTCTCCTGCTTCTGATAGCGTAGCCATTGCTCAAAGGAATATGCCATCCGATCCATGAAAAGTGAATCAAACTTTTTTCCATTTAATTCATCTTTCAAATAAGTCTGCTTAGTTACAGTCTTTTGGGTGCCACAGCTTAAAAAAGACGTAAGTATAAGCCCGACAAACAAGCAGATTATTACCAACTTCCATAATCTAACATCATACCATTTCATCATTCATTCAACTTTAAGTGTCCATAAGTAATATAGCTTAATCTTCTAAGCCAACCTTTGAGGAAGTGCTTCTGATTTCCTTTGGCTATGCTTTTAAGATAACCCTCTCTTGTCTTTTTGAATCTCTCAAAAAGTCTCTCGCCATTAGATTTATTAATAGCGAATAGCGTCTTTCTGCCCATGATGCCATCTGCTGTTATACCGAGAGTTAGTTGGAGGTGCCTTACAGCTCTGCTTACTCCGCTGTTGTAAGCGAAGTCTACCAGCATATTGGCTACGCTCTGATCTTGGATTTGGTCCGCTTTGCAAGCATTCCAATAATTCTTCTTAAAAACTCGATGAAAGTCTTCCTCAGTGAGGAGTTTTACATCTTCCTCGTTAAGGACACCATCGCCATTCTTGTCGTACCCGACTCTTCTACAGGTAGCAAGGGTAATTCCGTACTTAGTTGCTTTTCCACGATCATATTTATTGTTAGTATACTTATCCGTTTCCCAACTTAATATGAATGGGACTAAAATTTCTGATTTTGCCATGATTATATAAATTTCCATAAATAACCACCTGCACTCCTAACTGTTGCAGTATGATTTCCACATGATACTACTTTATTTAAAGCCGCTGCCGAAATGTTAGAATGAGGTATACCTGTTATACGTTCAGCTTCGTGAGTTGATTTGAATACAGCCATCAAAACCCCATCTTTGGAATATTGAGACACGGCTTTACATCTTTCATTGTCTCTATATTCTAACATTTTTTGTTTGTATTTGGCAAACGTAACAGGATTACCTATATTTTCTTTAGCTGTAACCCATCTTAAATTTTCAACCCTATTATCGTACCTGTCACCATTTATGTGGTCCACTCGCGGAAGATTATTTGGATTCGGGATAAATGCTTCTGCAACCAATCTATGAACAGAGTATTTTATTTTTATTTTATCTCTCAATCCAATTCTTGCGTACCTACCACTCATGTTTAGAGTTAAAATTTTCTCAGTTTTAATGGTTCCATTTCTAGGTAGCGATTTAACACGACCGAGATTACTTATTTCGTAAAGTCCTTCGTAATCTTTTATTGGTTTCCATATTTCAGCCATGTTTACTCCTCCTCCTCGCTATAATCATTTCCTTGAATCAAGCAGCCAAAAGCAATGATGCCTGCCATGATGGCTGCTACCATACCAATATCTAATAACGTCATACCTTTTCCTCCTTTTCTGCATAATTTAGATAGTCTGACAAATATGGAATCTTCTCGATAAACTTGAAACGAATGAGATAATAAAGGAAACTCACTACATACCAAGGTGGGGTATCCTTCTTGAATATCTGTTTCAAGTTCTTAAGAATATTGCATCCGTAGAACCACAATACTAGGTAAGAGATAAAGGAAACGCATTGAACGGAACCTTCCATCTGTCCTTTGAATCGCCCGATTGCATATACCGCTGCACAAAGGACGAAGAACACGGTAGCGTGACCGATGCACACAACTGCTTTCTTTAACTCGAAGTTTTCTCCCTTTGCAATCATACCGCTAAGATAACCGAAAATGAAGTTGAGGGTGAAGACGATCATAAGCGAAGATAACTCGCCTTCAATCGGTTTAAGATAGGCGAGTAGTGCAAGAACTATGCCTACAACAATATCTTTAATTCTATCTGCCATAAGATAAATATTTGATGATTAAACAATAACGCTGCAAATATACAATAAAATATTTAATCATCAAATAGATTTCCATAAAAAGTGCAAAACTTTATGCACTCATATAAACGCATATATATATTTTTGAAGAAATATTGTATATAATTGTATATAATTTCATCGAAAAATTGTATTTTTAAAAGCATCGAAATCAATGCAAATAAAAAAGAGAGGCAATCACTTACCTCTCTAACTCAACTTGTAAGGAACACTTACATGTTCAACTATTATTTTCTCTTGCTCTTTATGAAGTGTAGAATATCCCACTTCTTAAAATATCTGGTATGCCCACGTTTCTTGCACTCGCCATTCGGAATATCACCCCTAGCAACCATTCTGTTTAAGGTAGCATCAGAAACGTGAAGCTTTTCCTTAACCTCCTCAGTGCTCATCATAGGATTGAGCATATCGGGAATGATGTCGCACAATCTATCCAAGTCATCATCACTCATTCCGCAAGCGGTTACCTTCTCTCCGTTTCGCTGTTGCTCGTCTGCCTTAAAGCAAGCATCGCTTAGTGACTTTAGAGCCGTACCGAGTATCTTATAATTCAATATCTTTGCCATATTACATTCGTTTTTACGAAAAATTCTCAAAAATCGCTTTTATGCGAATATTTTACGTCCTAATCTAGTTTTGCTGATAAACAAATCCGCAAAAGAGTACAGATAGAATATTGCCGTAACTACCATAACAGTGAAGCAGGAATCTATCATATCATTAGTTGTGTACCAGCTCCATTCTACAATGTGAGCCGCATTCACACCAAAGAAATAAAAGAAAGGAATACGATTCCGCCAGCACAGGAAGAAAAATCTGCTCGCCAGTATAAGAACCATTGGAAAAATATACACCATGAAATATATATATAGATAGCATGGAGTATTTTCCACGTATGGGATAAACATTTCACTAGGATGCTTACTAAAATTCCACATACCATAAGCGTGAAATAGCATAATCGTAATTGGTACATACTTGCAGAACCAGCGGAAGAACTTCAAAATTCTTCTGATATACCGATTACCATGTCTCATCATCAATTCCGTAACCTCACTGACATCTTTGTCTTTCAACCACTTTAATAAGTTGTCTTCGTCTTCTTTGTTCATAAGCTATTATATTTTCGTTGATTTAAAAGATTGATGCAGCAAAGATACGCATTTTCTAACAGAAGTGGTTGATTTTCAATTGATTTTTGCGTTAAACTTTATAAATAGTAACTATCTGAAAGTTTATTACTGCTTTCTTGTTACTAAAATCGAATATAATTATAACAAAAAAGGCGGCTACCCATATTAGAGCAACCGCCTTTATCTTAAGGATAAGCTTGTATCCCTTATCCCCATTGCCTTGTGGTCTCTTTGCTGCATATCTTGCCAGCAACACCCAACTCTTTAGAACCAGCAATTAATGACATCGGTAAACCACGACTATAAGTAGGCTTATCGTAATATTCTCCTAGTTTTAGGAGTGCTGGCTTTAAGTTACCTTGATTAAAAACTCCTGCGTTCACATTCCAGTAATCGCCATCACGGGCAAGGCTTGCAAGGTTTCCGTTCTTTACAACATCAGCTTTCGCCTTGCTGGTGAAGTACTTTCCGTCAGCTTTGCTTGCCAGCTCTTGCGTAGTGAATCCATTCAATGAGTCTGTCACTATCTTTCCGTTTATGCGAGGAGCTGTATAGCGATATAATGTTGTCTTTCTATCTATGCTCGGAGTCAAGCTAGGGAAGAGATGACTGTCATAGCTATTATCAGCAACCAAAAACGTCTCTGATATAGATGGTGGGTTGTATGATGACTTGAATGTCTTAAAAGTTCCATAGCTATATGGTGTACTTGATACTCCAAACAGGTTCTGTGATGTGTAGAACTGGTATGCAGTGAAGCTACCGTTAGTCTTATCCATCGTAGATATACCATCGGGACCGAGGTCATACAGCAAATCTCCGTTATTGTCATAATAGGATAGTACTGCACTTCCCTCAGAGTTAAGACCGAATCTGATATTCGGCTTTGTTTTATTGACAGAACCGAAGAACTCCATAATTCCATCGCTAATAGACACCCTTGCACCGTTACTTCCGAGAGACTCCAACGCCTTGGCTGCTATCAGATCGGCATTAAGCATTCCGTCCTTGAATAATGCTGCAATAGCATTGCCGTTCATCACCTTTACCTGCTCGCCATACAGCAGGACTTCTCTATCAGTAATGCCGATACCAGCCTTCTTCAGGCTCGCCTTATCAACCAAGTCAGTCTTGCGCTCGGTGTACTCGGTCATCAACGTACCTACTTCAAGCTTTGGCTTGGCGATATAAATATTGTTGCCGCTGTATATACGGAAAAGCACATAGATAGGTAATATACTGCCAATGATACGATAGTGTACCCAATACCGTTTCCATTCGCTGGAAACGGTCACTGCCTGTTCACCATCAACATTAGTCTTAGGCTTTGTGCCATCAGACTCAACCATCAAAGATGGCGTTCCATCTTTATAAAGATAGCATGTTATCTGACCTCTTCCTTTAGCCAGGAATGATAATATATAATCTTTACCTTGTTTGAGTGGATTCGAGGCTTCATTAGTGAAATCCCAATATAACATATTGGTGTAACCACTACCACTTTTGTCAATGTGAGATACTGAGTAAGTACCTTCATAGTCATTATTGGTAATACCATTAGCCATTGTATGATTACCATCTACAAGCAATTTCGTAGTATTATCGAGCAGATTACCACCCACGTAATCACAATCTTGCTGAGAAAGAGACCAGCCCTTGTAGGTATCTCCATCTTCCATCATAGGCTGACAGATATAGGCATCAGAAGCACCGCTTACGCAGAAAATGACTGCAAGATAGTTAGTGACAGCAGATGATGTATCTATCGTAAACGTGAATTGTTCCCATGTATTAGGAGAAGAGACATTCATCCAAACTGTCTCATAGAAATCTGTTTTACTGCTTGCATTGGCAATATCGGAGGTGCTGTATGCACGAATCCTGAATTGAGCACTGGTACTGCTGCTTTTAACCCAACAGGAGAATGTGTATTTCTTACCTTTTGTGATGACGACACTCATGCCTCCGCTCTTCGTGCCATCCCAATATACGCCATTTTCACTGCTGCTTGTGATATGTACGCAGTTGATACCATCCTTACCGGTAGTACATTCAATGCGCGTACCCGAAGAGAAATGCAACGATTCCTGATTATGAAAATCGCTATTCACCAAGAGATTCCTTCTGCCGACTGCATTAGAGCTTACTTCCAAAGAGATTCTCCTGGCTGTCTGTTCGATACTTGATGATACTTCCCTCAATTCGTCCTTCGATGCCTTACCATTAAGTTCATTAGAAACGGTATTATACTTATTGCTTATCTCCGTGTACTTTCTCTGAAAGCTTTCGTCCGTCTCCAATACCGTCTTCACAAAGGTATTGGTGTTAACACGGAATGGCAGATAGGAATAGTAATCAGTACCATCTACAGTTACCTTCAATTTCACACCGCCAGCAGATGCCGGAACATATTTACCTGTAGCAACGGATTCAGTTGTTATTTTTGTTATTTTAATGTCATTGCTGCTGATAATATCCGCTTCACAGTTATCCTTTGACACGATGCTTACCGTGAACGATACAGCCTTACCACCCCTCGTTGCACTGACTTTAGATGTATTGTTATTGAACTGAGTAGATGATATATATCCGTCTTTATCAGCATTGTATACAAGCTCAGAGGGAGACAGGTTGATATTGACCGCATCCTTACCTGGCTCACCATCCTTGCCTCTATACGATACGCTGTAGCTTGTAGTAGAGTTCGTGTCGGAGTATACTACAATCGTTCTGGTCCACAGATAAGGCTTCGTGCCGGTTGTCGCAACAACGTTTTTGCTCCAGGTACCTGTAGGTGTTTCCGTACCGCTTGCACTTATCTGGTATGTAACAGATTTACTGATGATAGTGACAGATGAACCGTCACTACCATCCTTGGCTCTTCTGCTTACCCTCTGAGAGGCATACAGATGTACTGGCTTTGTCATAGGCTACCCTCCTTCTAATGTGTTCTGATATACTCTTCTAAAACATCCTTTGCTACAGCCTTCGCCTTCGTGCGCCAATCCTGCATGGCGTTATATTCAGCTTCGTGTTCCTCGTCATCTGCATCAAGCTTCTTGCCATCAGCTTTTTTGGCAAGATTAGCAAAATGGTTATTGATGATAGCCTGCATCTTATCGGTAGGATATACTGCCGTGACTATAGCATCTATCACCTTGCCTCGTTCTACAGGCTGCTCGATACGTACAACGTGGGCGGCATAAGCCATTCGGGTAGCTTTTTTGATTTCAGTGCTATCCGTACCATTTGCTAACTCAATCTGCTCAACATCAAAGTTGATGCGAATATAATTACCCTCATACTCAATCAGACTAGGTGAGTAATCGAATGTAGACTTTCTAATTTCCATGATAATATCCTTTCTTTTTTAATATTAATAACTCAAGATTTATCTGCTCTTCTATTTCTAGAATACTCTTTAGAGCAATCTTTACAATACCAAGAATAGCCATGTCCTTGTATATAGTAAAACTCTGATATAGGTTTTACTTTTCCACAAGTCTTGCAAAGCTTTACACTCCTGTCACGTTTTTGTGGCTTTATTTTGTTGTCAAGCCAATTTCGCAATGCACTCTGATAAGCATCTGATGCCTCCTCTGGTGTTTTGAAAGTTCCTAAATAGTATCTTTCTTTTTCTATACCAATCTCTGCGCCAAACATATTATCCTTATTGAATCTGCGAACACCGCGAGGTAATTTGTCCTTTCGCTTCTCTTGTATTCCAAGATTACAATTTTCTCTATTTGGTAACTGACGCAAATTTTCGATATTGTTATTTTTCTTATTACCATCTATATGGTCAATAACCAAATTATCTATAATCCTTCCTTTAAAGGCTGCATACACAAGTCTGTGAACTCTATAGTTCTTTATCTCATTATTTACTCTGAACTTCACACACATATATCCATCAATATCGTGCTGTTTCATTTCAATACCACGGATTAGATTGAATACTCTACCATCTTCACTGATAGCGTATTTTCCTTCGTAACCTACAACATTTTTTATTTTCATATTTGTATATTTTAAAATTTACCACAAAGATACAAAAATAATTCGAAACGCAATAATATATTGTATTAAATAATGTTATCATTGCGTTTCGAGTTCGCATACGAAAGACCGCATTGCGACCTGTTGTTCGCGTTACCCCCAACGTTCAGCAGCTCCATGATGTATCACCTTTTCTTCACCCACTCCATGGTTGTAGAAAATCTTATCGCACGGAAATGGGTTGTTTATATTTTTGTGCTTCTGCGAATCCTATTATAAGGAGATTTCAACTTTGCAGTTTCAATCTTGCGTTTTACATTATGTTTATTAATTCACTATTTTTTTGCGACCAGCTCACTGGCAGATGTGCAGCCAACGCTAGGCGTTGGCTCACATCGCCATGAGCTCCGAACCGCTCACGATTGTCGGGTTTCCGTAGAAAGCCAAGCGAGCGCCGAGGTACGACCACGAGGCCGAGAAACCGAAGCTCGAGAACGCATACGAAAGACCGCATCGCGACCCGTTGTCCGCGCCACCCCCAACGGACAGCAGCTCGCCACTTGTCGAAGCCCAGAATCCATTGCAGTAGTACGTACTATCACCGCCTCCTACGGCTTGCGGAAACGCATCCCAATATGCACCCAGTGTCTTTCGTGTAATATACTCTCCACTTGCTGATGACGGAATGGTAAATTTTCGCCCATTTGCCGTATTACTTACCTGATTACCGCTATAGACAACAGCGTATCGGGTATTTCCATCCATGTAGAAACGGATGCCTGGACGGAACTCCCAAAACCTACCCCACAAATCCTCAAATCCAAATAATTTGACAGGGTATTGATTACCGAGAGTAGCATCGTTATAGAGCACCTTACCGCTACCATCACCGAGAGATATACACTTACCCATCGGTACATCACGACATGCTTCCCACGATGAGCTTTGGAATCCCGAACCTATAACGGCTTGACTATTGAGGTTTCCAAAACTTACCTGATACAACGCTTCGATAAGGCATTGAAATCCGTAGTTGGCAAGACCGAAGTTAGAACCAAGCTTCTGCGCAGCAGCAAAGAATTGCGACATTGTCTGACTATGCTTTGGAGTTACGTTAGGTCTTGAATGAGCAACACTATTGCCGTCATACGAGATTTCGTAAGCACCAACCCAGTTAGGAGACTCGAAAATCTTTCCACCTGAGATAGGGAACAGTCCACCAAATTGCAAGGTCTTGTTGTCAGCCTTGAAATGGCAATCGGGAACATGAACCATTGTTTCATACTTGGCAGCGTTATCCACCTTTGTACCATCAGCAAAGAATTCCCAGTTGCTAGGGGCAAGCTTGGCAGCGTATGCTTTGCCATTGACAACCTTCATCATGTATCCACCCATCGCTCTCTGATACATATCAGCCATGAAAGGCGTTGGAAGAGCAAATTTAGGGTTAGAAGACTGTTCCAAAGTGATTGTAGAATAGAAGGTATTGTTACCCATCATCTTCTGGAGGTCTCCGAGGCTTAATCTTCGGATAGCACCATCTACAACAATCAAGAAAGTCTGTTCGGTATTCATTGCCGACACGGTTTTTTTCTCTGTTAATTTTACACCCATATTTATATTATATTTTAAAATATTACTAATCTATCAACGGATTGCCATTCTCATCAAGCAGGTAATTGCCATCTTCATCAATGAGATAGTCGTTGGCAGGTCTCTGTCCGTATTCTATCTGTTCTTCAAGATAATCGCTCTCAACATCGCCAAGACCAGATTCCTTGATTGAGAAGTAGCATGATTCGCCCTCTTGCCAGGACTTTTTAGTGATGACATTACCGTCAGATGCTTCGGTATGCCATTGCATTTCGACGATACGGTTTGGATACTCAACAACCCTTCCGTTATACTCCAATATAGCCTTATTGCTTCTGAATATCTTGCCCCATTCAATGTTATTGCACACCTTGAACTTAGGCTGACTGAAAGAAGGGTAGAACCTGGAAGCAGAGAATTGGAACTGCGCAACAGCCTTTCCGCCTATCACTGCCTTGATGGTATAATTATTCTTCTCTACAAGTCTAAGGTCAATCACAATCTCTGATGTGGATATAGATATAATCTCGTTAGGACTTGCAGCAGACGAAGCAGACATCCTGGTCGTTCCACGATACAGTTCAATAGAGAATCCGCTAGTGATTTTCTCCTTGGTCTTATATACATCAATCGGAATGTGACGTTCATACTGATTGCCGTCAAAGCAAGCGTTTCTTGCTTCCGTAGATGCCGATATGATATTATTAGCAACCTTATACTCATAGAGAGCCAACTTGTCAAGGAATGGGTTATAGGATATATCGGTATCTTCCCGAATACCCATTCCATAGGTATCTGCACCCTTATCTGCCGTATACAGAGTGATAGGGTCTGATGTGATATGCAATATAGAGTTCGTTCTGTAATCATAGAGGTCAGCTTCGAATTGCAACTGCTGCTTATCATTACTTGGAAGATTCCTCTTGACAGTAATCGAACCACGATTAGATGTATTGCTTGTATCAATGATATACTTACCGCTCCAGGAATTAATCTTAGATATATCCTTCCATTCCGTGCCCGTAGAAACTTTCCATACCATATTGGCAAGAGACATATTTGACAGCTTGCTGTCCCATGAATCATCCTTAGCTGTAGCGTTGATTTGAGGATAGGCAATACACTCAAAGCCGCTCTGTGTTCGGTCTGGAAAGAATTTATCTCCAGCCATAGTCTGCATGAATGGAGATTTAGGCGATGCGCACACTACTGATACAGAAACGTCCAAAGGCGCAAATATTCTTTTAGCCTTATTACTAACTATTGGCATAATCGTTCCTCCTAATCATCAACTGTTAAATACGCATCTGCTGACACCGATACACCGATGATATTTTTATTCTCATCAATAGTATCAGCATTACGTACAACGAATCCATCACTTACATTCTTAGCCCAAGTCATTGTTTCCGAGCGTTTATTCTTCACAGAGCCATTATTATCAGTATAGATAACGAATGTGACTTTGCCACTTATACTTCTCGGTGCTTTACCTGTTTCGCAGTTGGTAACGATACATCGGAATGTCTGATTGGTGTCTTCGTCAACTTGCCCGATAGAATTAAGAGCAAGCTGGTAAATATCAGATATATCATCAATACTGATACCTGTACGGTATACGGCTGCGCCATCAACAATAAATTCGAGGACAAAGAGCTGGTGACTGTCTACATAGAGCTTGTCCGAGTCTCCGGTCTTGTCTCTGTGTATGGTGATTCCGCTTTGTGGCTTATTATAAGTTCCTGCAAGGTCTGTTCCGCTACCTCTGTACAGCTTAACCGAATATGAGGAAACTTCTCCACCTGCTGAATTGAATAGCCAAGGTTTGAGTACAGCCTGTGTCTGTCCCTTACTTAGTACCGTGGTATCTGCTGAAACGCCACCGAAATAAGATGAGCCGCCAAGCATAGATACCAATATATCAATACTTTTCTCCATCGGGTATGTACTTGCTCCTAATACAGCAACTCCCGAATATTTAAGAGTATCGGAATCTTGATTTACCTTTGAAGCAAGGTCTGCAACAATAGATAGAGAACCATCCGTATGATTGAGCTTGAATCTGTTATCAACAGCCGAAGTCTCCCATCCAGTTCCACTAAAGCTGAATCCTAAATCCTTACCGTTGTATGCCCAAGCATGACTGGTGAGTGTTACATTGTTTTTACGAGCAGAGCCAATAATCGGTGTGATGACAGGATGCTTTCCGCTCTCGCTCCATTTAGGCGATACGGTAAACGTATCTGGGTTCAATCCTTGAAAGAGCGGTACACCATTCGTTTGCAGACTGAGGGATAATGTGTCGCCCTTCAATGTTCGTCTGACTGGTGCGGTTGCCGAAAGATGAATTTCCTTTCCCATATTTTAATCTCCTATTTTTATTAAACTTTAATATATTCTTGATGTATTTTGCCTGTTGTGGTGGTTGCCGTGAACGTGAATGTTGCAGTATCACCTTTACCAATATCGTCTTCTGTTCCATCATTAGACCAAACAATATCTATTGAGCCGTTGAAGTTCCTTACCTTATCCTTTGTTGCCCATGCAGCATCGTCAACAGAATCATCGGTCTTGCGTGTCACCTTCCATGATGCTACTCCGTTTGATACATCCTTATCGCCTAACATTAGCTTACAAGTGATGTTGTGCGTCTCACCTATAGCGATGCCGTTGAAGACAATATCGGTATATAGGGTAACTTGTGGTTTATAGATATTGGTCGTCGCCTTCCAATAAGGAGAGTCCTCAGATGGTTCTTCGGTCGTGGTCTGTCCTTCCGATACGATGCAGAGCCACCTTGTGCCAAGCCATGTGACCTCATTGTAGTATTCGTAGGCAGTCCCATCCTTCCAATCACCGAGATAGATAGGAGTCCATATCTTCTCACCGCTCACGTTTACCATCTTGAAGTATTTGGTAACGATATTGATGCCATCGAAACCAACGTCAAAAATGGATTTATCCTTTAAGGTATAGGAATTGACTCCACGGTACATGGTTAACTTTGGTGCAGAATCTCCTTCGGTCTCCATCATCAGAAGGTGCTGGCGGCTTTTATCAGTTCTGTTACCCATGAGGACAATAGTATCACCAGCAGAAGGATTGTCCGAGCCTTCCATGCAGTTGTCTTTTGCTATCTGAATCCATGCGAACTTCTTGCCGTCATAGAGTTCGTTACCTTCTGCGTCTGTGATTACCTCGTTCTCGGCTGATACCTTTGTAACCATTCTCCAATAGTTCTGGTTGCTGACGTTCTCATATACACCAGGTGCTATGTTGAACGTCTGGCACCTAACTTGGTCTTCCACCTTGAATGAGTTTATTGTGGCTGTAGTTCCATCATCAGCGAGTAGATAGCACTTCCATCCAATCAGCTCATTCGTTGTCTCGCTATATACTTCCTTGATGTAGCTTATCTTTCCAGCAGCAGGGGATAGGACAATGTTGCCGCCAACATAGCTGAGTTCACGTATCAAGAGGGTGTTGAAGATTGCCTTACCCCAAACTATCAAGTCAGTGAGCAACATCTGAAACTTACCATCGCTTCTCTGCTTGATTGCAAATCCGCTCTGCTCAGATTCGTTGAAATCGAGTGACTTCAAGAGATTAACCAATATACTAGAGAGTATAGCGTTTCCGTTTCCGTCTATTCTATAGTTGTTTCCATCGCCTATGTTCAATCCCTGCAAGAACTTCTGTACCTTCTCGAAAGTGATTGTGCCCTTTGCGGTGTTATCTTGCAGCCTAGATACAAACTCCATCCTAGAACGTCTAGCAGAATAAACGTTACTATCGGATGCAGGAGTGGTATCGTTCAAGCCAATGACATAGACACCTCCACCGTTGCCACTTCCTGCGCCACCTATCTGCATTCCATTCACCTTAATGGAATCAACCTTGTCTTCCAACTTACCTAATCGACTTGTAGCTGCCTTCTCGCCAACCGTGTACTGAGGATGGTCGTAAGGTATATCCAAAGGTATCTCCATGCCTATGATGCGAGAGTTTCGGTAGTGCTTTCCATCCGCGTCCACCTGCGCAAACATATCATTAATCAGCTTTACCTGTTCACCGAGAGAATGGTAATCGTATATCCCATCATTGTAGAACTTGTCGCCATCCATCGTGCAGGTGAAGTTTGAGTTGCTGATCATGGCCTTCTGATAGTACTGCTTCGCTCTATCGAACAGAGACAACTGAGCGGTAGGGATGAGGTTCGTATCAGTAATCTTGGTTGCGTCCCAGTTGAACAGAAAGTACTTATCACCAACCTTTGGGCACATAACGCCATCTGGAAGAGTTCTTCCGTAGGTGTCGTTTGCCACAATCTCGAAGTAGTTAACCTTGTCGATAACATTGAAGCTGACATCGAACTCCATACCCATGAGAGCACCGCTAGTGAACTTGATGCCTAGAGTGAGGTTACTCTTTATCCAACTCTCCTTGAAGCTATTAGTGAAAGAGTCTGTAGAAGTGACCTGCCAAAACGTCTGTGTAGTCTTCGTCCCATCTTCGTTATCAACGGTGCTATCATACGTCTTGATACTGCTGACAACACTATCAACCTTTGGGTATTCTTCCTCAAACATCACGACGCCTTCGATAGCCTGCTTGTCGTTCTTCACGACATTCACGTTCTCCAGGTAACCATCCTTAGCGTAGAAACCATCACTGTCCACTTCCTTGTTAGGGAGCATAAGGTAATCGGTAGCTACACCATCGGTGGTGACGTCCGCATCGGCACCAGTGAAATACCCTTTCGGAATATTTCTGTCTGAGCCGAATGCGTACAGTCTCGTAATATAAGTTGACTTAGATTCCGAATAGGACATAGACAGAACATTAACATCCTGTTCGAATGTTGTCTGCCCTTCCATTTCGCAATATCCAAGGTATATAATAGAGCCATCTATCCACCACTCGCAGTTGAGTGCATCTTCGGAACAGATGGCATTGAGAGCATCAAGAATACTGATAGAACCGTACTCAATCAAGAATCTCTTCTGAACATCGAAAGCCTTGTTGTTGTACGTAGTGTAGTCAACGGAGAACTCCTTGCCATTGTACGTAAGACCTAGCGCCTTGAGGTTGCCGAGTATAACGTTCATGTGTACGCCTACCGTTGTGGTGAGGTTGAAGGAGGTCTCGTTGGCTCCGTGCTGAGGGCGATACTTGCAAAGCTTATTCTTCCAAGACATATAGTAGGCATCCATCTGCATTTCGTAGTCGTAGCCATCACTATCATTGTGCTTAGGGAAGTATGATGATGTAAGCTCAAAGTATCCGAAGTCTGGAATCTCCACGGAATCACCAATCTCGAAATAGACTGGCGTTGCCGTAGTGAACTTCAAGATGATGTAGTGGTGGTCCATAAGCTGATATGACAGCTTAGAACCCTCACCGAAGTCCTCTAGCGTGAAGAATACCTTGTTATTTCTCTTTATCTGAATCATTAGCTTGTATATGTTTACTTGTTTCACCTCTGTCACTAGGGTCTGGCTCGTTGAGCTTTAGACTGAACTTTGCCATTTCCCGAATGAACTGACTGAACTGTGTGCAGGAGAGATAGATGCACCGATACCACACATTAGGCTGAAATCGGGTGCGGATAACCAACTCTCCCTTGGCAAGAACCTCCTCGCAGAACTTAGCATAGTTCATCATGAATGTATCTGAGTCCTTGGCGGTCATGTTGAATGGCAGCGTTATCTCCCTTTCATCCAGTCTTGGATTGTGCTTGATAACCGACTTGCCGTCCTTTGAGCGATACTTGTTGCTGATGAACTCCTTGTTTGGTGCAGGAGTCATGAGCGTACTGAGGGCGGTTTCATCTAAGAAGATGCCCCACGTAAGGTAGGCATCCTTACCATTGATATAAAGTTGTCCATTAAGCATAACTATTTAATCATTAAATGACCTCGTAGGCTTCGCTGTGAGCCGCTTTTGCTATTGTTGAGTATAGTTGTAAGTGCTGACAAGTGAAAAGCCTATAGAGGTCAAATATCCTTTAATCTTCTGATCATATCATCCAGCTTTGTTCCGAAGTCATTATAGGTGAGCTTTGAATACTTCACGATGTCTTCGAGGTAGCTGTTTGTCATAATCATCATGTTTCTAATCTCCAATACTGCGCCATTGGTTGATATTCCGAGTGTAACGATACTCTCCATCTGCGATATGGTGGTAGTCATGTTCTGAGCGATGGACTCTCCTGCAATCTGCAGGGCGGTGAAGCGACCATTCAGCTCGTCTGCGGTATCTTGCCCCATAGATGCCCATCCTCCGCTTGTTGCGGTCTGTGATGAGGATGAAGAACCAGTGTAGCCAGTTACCTTCGCCCACTCATCACGTATCTTCAATCCTTCCTGGACAATATCATCGTAACGCTTGTTGAATGCTTCTATGTCTGTTTCGGTAAGCTTGCCATCTTTGTCCTTGATAGCCTTCGCCCAATCATCATAGAGCTTCTTCAAGTCGCCGTTGATAAGGTCTTCCATAGAGTAGGAGAGAAGAGCCTTTTGCATCATTTCACTGAAATCGTCTGCAAAGCCCTGCGCTGACTTGCTCATATCCATAAGGTCTGACACGAAGCTATCCTTCATGCTGTCAAAGGAAATCTGCGTAAGGCTTTCCTTCAGCTTGTCTGACAACTCATCCAGCTTGCCTGCTTGGTCTATATAGTCATTCAGCTTCTCCGTCAGACGACCACCATAGTTACCCTTTCCAGTGTTCTCGATATGTTCCCAAATGGCAACGTTGCCACGGAGGAGCTTCATTTCCTCTGGACTAAGGGAGAAGAGGTCGCCATTGAAATCTGATTTGACGTTCTTCTTGATCCAATCCATCTCATCACTACTGAAACCGCTCCAATAGTGATTCCACGAGCCGTGAGAACCGTGATAGCTTGCCTGCGCCTTTGCGATTCCGAGGTAGTTCTGATTAGTCTCCTGCTGATTCTTGTAGGCTTGCTCGTAGTATGAGGTTGCCTTGGAGCCAAAGGAGTTTTCCATTGCATCAGTCAAATCCTCGATGGATTGCTGCAAGAGGGTGTTTCTGTCCGTCAGCCTTTCGATGGTATCATTGACCTTCTTTGCATTTCCGTCTCCACCGAACAGGCTATTAAAACCACCGAATGAAAGCGTGTTGAGGATATGTGAAACGTTGTTCCCGATACTCTTCAATGGCTTCATAACGATGTCACCAGATAAAGCATCATCTAGGATGCCCGTTACTGCGCCAAAGACCGTCTCCATGAGGTCGCTTATGAGTGTTCCGAAGCCACCTTTCAGTATATCGAGGATGCCGAGTATTGCGGAGATTATTTCACCTGCCATACCGCTATCCCCTAAAGCTTCCGTCAGAACCTTGGCTGCATTGCTGTCTTTACCGAGCAACCCTTGGATGCCCTTTGCAAGCGTGTTGGCAACGTCCTTCTGCATATTACCCCCGAAAAGCTTGTCAAGCCCTAGAATGGAGTTTCCTATGCCTTTGAGTGACCCAGATGTGAGACCCTGCAAGCCATTTTCAAGCTGCTGGAACTGAGAAACTGCCTTATGTGCAGATGTCTGCAAGTCTGATGATGCCTTCTGGACTGATGAGCCGAACTCCAAAACGTTGTTAGATGCGTTAGCAAGTACGCCCTGCGCTCTAGAGAGGTTGGCTTCAGCCTTACTGATACTTGTCTTGTCACCGCTCTTATTAGCCTTGGCGAGGTCTTCCTGCGCCTTGGTTACAGCTTTCGTAGCTTCAATCTCTCGCTCTTGTGCATCAATATAGCCCTGCATGGCTGACTGATAGGAGTTGATGTCGTCAGAGACTTTCTTGAAGATGTCGCTATCCCAGATGGTAGCAGAGCCTTGTAGCTTTGAGATAAGTTCCTGAATGGTCTTCTGCTCATTAACATCTGTTGTGCTCTTGGAGAGCTCTTGCAGCTTCTTTATTGTTGGTTCTAGTTTGTCCTTGAACATAGCCCCGAAGTCTCCGAAGACGCTTCCCCAATCGATGTTCTGTCTGATGGCATTTATCTCGATGGTTTGGAGGTCCTTCTTTCTCTGCTGCTGAAGAGAGAGCTTTTCGCCTTCCGTCTGAGACTTGGCAATCTTATCTTCGTACTCCTCGGCAATGGCTTGCTTCTGCTGATAGAGTGAGCCATACTCCTTCAAGTAGTCACGCATAGATGTGAGGGCTTCCCTGTTGACCTCATCAAGCTTCTTGTTATACTCTTGGGTAGCTAGGTCTCTTGCCTTATTGAGAGCATCGGACTGAGCAGAGGTAAGAGCTTCTTTCTTGCCAGCTTCCTTGTTCTTCTTCTTGAACTCTGCTTCCTGCTTTTCAATCTCGGCTTTGCGCTTGGCATAGTCGTTCTTGATTTCAGCAATCTTCTTCTCCGTGCCTTCCTGCATGAGGGAGATAGTTTCATCTGTATTTTTCTGCTGCAAAGTCTTCAAGATGTTGTTTAAATCCTCTTGAGCTTTGATAGCTTTGTTCTCTTCCTTTATTCGAGTCTTGCGTGCCGTTGCTGCTGCCTTCGACACTCTTTCACTCACATCACCACCTAGTTTCGAGTAGGCATCCTTGGCTGCTTTAAGGTTTTGGGTGGCGGTTTCGTACTGAGAAGCTGTGTATTTGCTCTTATTTCTCTCCATAGCAGCAACCTTCTTCTTGGCTGCGTTGTATTCACGATGAGCCTTGTTGTAAGCTTGCTGGTAGGATTCCGTAGAACCTGTGTTAGCCAACGCTTGTGCTCTTTTTTTTGCTTGGTTGAGGGATTGTTTGGCGGTGTTCCATTGAGCCCTAAAAATCAAAGGTATTGTCGTTGCGCCAGTGACAGCCCAATTCCTCTTCATAGCTAAGAGGTTGTTAAGAACCTTTGTTTTCTCAGACTCCTGCATACGGAGATTCAGATCAGCAGGATTCTTCTTGATGTCTTCTCGAAGATCTGCTATCTCTTTCTGAGCCTTATTGATGAACGCATCTAACCTACTTTCGCCAGTAGCATAGTTGATGGTTTCGTTGGCAGCTTGCCAATCGTTAACCAGATTGATTGCTTCGTCATAGAAGTCAAAGATTTCTTGACGTACACTTTCGTTCTCCTGTGCCTCTTGCAAGCGAACTTCGATAGGCTTTGCATTCTCGGCTGCTTGGTCTCGAAGTTGTATGATATTGGAAAGCTTCTCTTCTGCTTGATTGAGGTCTTCTTTGGCTTGGTTTATCTGTGATGAGATAGCGATGCTACCTTGACCGCCATTGGATGCGTCTGCTCTGAGTTGCATTTGGAGCTCCTCAACCTTCTTTCGGTACTTCTCAACTTCCTCAACTGCCTTGTCGTACTTTAACTCTTCCATGCTCTCGGCAACTTCCTTCTGCGTCTTAGCAAAGTCGGCAGATGCAAGTTGAGCTTGTGAGTATTGTTCCGTTAGCTGAGGTGCGAGGTTGGAGAGTTTTTGGTAAGCTTCTGCCTTCTCGTATTCTGTAGCTGTCTCAGACTGAATAGTTCTGATAAGGCTTTCGATATTCTGCTGACGTTCCTTGACCTTGCTGTCAAACTCATCCCATGCTTCATTGGATTTCCTTACTGCCGTTTCATGTGCCGATTCTGCTGTGGCAAGCTTATATACGGCATAGGTTACTGCTGCGATGGTGGCAGCTATCCAAAAAAGAGGACTTGAGAACATAGAAGCATTCCATGCGTCCTGTGCCCTTTTGCAGAGAAGGGTGACCTGTGACCATATTCCTTTGGCTGCTGCGTCTCTTGCTGTAGCTGCGGTATTCAAACCTTGGGATGCAGTGTTAGCCGTATTGGCTGCTGTATTTGCTTCTGTGGCTGCGGTTGCAGCAGTTTCTCTAGCCGTTTGGAGTTGCTTTGCGATGGTGTTCCTTTCGTTAACGGCAGTGTTGAGTTTGATTTCTGCTGTCTCTACCTTCTGCCCATCTGTATAGGATTCCATGGCATCGTAAGCATCTTGGAGTGATTGAACCTCGTTGTCCTGCATAGCAAGTTTGTTCTCCAATGCCTTCACTTCCTCTGCGGCTGCGGTGGCTGCATCTGCCTTTGCTTTTGCCTGCGCCTGTAGTTCGGCAACGTAAGCCGCAACCTCTTCACGCTTTGATGCCACCAATTCCGCCTGTGCTGCTGATAACTGACCTTTGGCTACTGCTTCTTCAAGGTCTGTATTCTTTGCTTCTTTCTTCATAGGGAGCAAAGATTCAAGAGCTGACAACTCAGCCGAATAGCCTACATTTGCGGTAGCTGTGTAAAATGCTGATACACTAACTGCCATTGCCTTATAAAGGCCGATGGCAGATGCGGCTGCAAGGATAACCTCACCTATCTCCTTCCAATGGTCGATAACCTTAGATGTGATATCCAAAGCATCATTCATCAAGCCTTCGGTCTGAGTGCCGAGGTCATTGATAGCCATTTCGATTGAATCCTGAATATTGCTTATCTGACCCGTAATAGAGTGAGATTGCTTTTCCATCAATCCACCGAACTTGCCGCCTTCATTGGTAAGACTTTCGATAGCCTTCTTGACTTCGGGGAAACCTACCTTACCTGCTGTCACCAATTCCGAAACCTTATCCTTGGTAACTCCGAACTGCTTGGCAAGTTCCTCTGTCAAAGGAATACCGCGACCTGTAAATTGCATCAAGTCTCTTGTGAACAATCTACCTTGCACCATCGTGGTACCATAGAGCCATGTGAGGTCCTGCAAGTTCAATCCCAATCCTGCTGATACGTCACCGAGCCTTCTCATGGTATCGGTAATCTCGTTGGCTGCAAATCCGTATGCAAGGAGCTGCTTTGCTCCATTTACTACACCCTTCATGTCAAAAGGGGTAGAAGCAGCAAGGTTTGCGAGGTCTGAAATCATTCCCTTTGCCTTCTGTCCACTACCGAGCATGGTTTCAAAGGCAATCTCAAACTGCTGAAACTCTCCTCGGACAGTACCCAGTGTGCTGATGATTTCCTTTGCCGTGAACCCAGCAAAAGCTACCGATGCAACGGACTTGATGCGATTGAAAACATTCTCAATGCTCTGACCCTGCTGCTCGACCACTCTTGCTGTCTGTGATACTCCATCCTGCACCCCTCTAAAGGCTTTCAGTACGGATGAATTATCGCCTGTTATGTCAAACTTGATACTTGCCATTTTTTTATTCTGTCAATTACGTAAAGGTGCACCTCCTAGACAAAACCTTTATTCTTTGCTTTGTTCTTGTTAGTGAAGGAGGTTAAATTGGATTCTCTTCGCTCTGTCTGATCAGCTCCATGATGTCCTCTTTGTTATCTCCGCTGAAGACCTTCTCTGTTGCTGATGGAATGTGAGCCTTCTTTCTTTCCTCATCGGATAGATAGATGGAAGTTATCTTATCCTTCATCATAAGCGTGAGGTTGTTGTATGATATTTCCCACAGAACATAGTCAAGGGTCCATTTATATCTCTCGCAAGCTACGTCAATGAGAGAGCCCCAAATGGTTCTGCCACCAAAGATATACTGATTACTGGAGTCTTTGGCTTTGTTTATCTTCTCCATGCGATCTGCTTCCTTGTCTATCCCACATTCCGTGATGATGTCGTGAAGCTTGTTGTCTGAGAGTATGGTGATGAGAAGGGTAGCTATATCATCGTTATCACAGAACTTGAAGATGATGTTTTCCCTTGCCTTCAATATGCGTGAACTGAGCATATCGGATTTCTTCTGAAAAGTGTGGTAGGCTATTAGCTTACAGCAAAGACTTCGATTCTCCTCTACTAAACGGAGTACTTCGATGAGTGGATTCAGCTTTAAGTTATCATCTTTGATACCTAGCTGCTTAATCAATGGAGCAGTCAAATACATCTTGCCTAAAGTCTGAGGGTAGATAAACAAATGTCTTCTACCTACCTGTATGCCTAGAGGTGTATCTGTTAACACCATGGCTATCTTAGTGCCAATTTCGATGTCATTCTTCATAAGCCAATAAAATTTGTTAGCACCCAAGGCAGGACTCGAACCTGCGTCTTTCAACCAGCATTTTAAAGACCAACTGGATTTTATGTGACGGACTTTGGTCTAGCTCTAACCAACTGAGCTACTTGGGTAGGTTGCCGACTGATAACCCTCAGTCGGCTAAAGGGTGAGAAGAAATCAACATATTTCCTTATACTTCACCTTCGACCTGTCCGTTTGTTGGAACGGTTACTTCTGTTTCTGTGTCTGTAGCACCTGCAGGATGCTTGAATTTAAGAACGTATTCGCCTGGCTTTTCCTTAGCCTTCTTGGCTGTAATGATGCGCCAACGGAACTGACAATATACGGTCTCGCCCTTCTTGTTGGTGGTCTTTGCTACCTCGTCACCCTCTGGCACAAGAGCCTTGTGGGCGTACTGCATCAAAGCACCATCCGCAGAAGAATATGACTCCTCCACGCTTACTGTTGACTTGCCGATATAGCAGCCAGGGTTCTCTGCATCTTCCGGCTGAATAGCGATAGCGAAGTTTCCTTCAATAAGTCCATCAATGGTAGTGAAAGGCTGAGATAATCCCTTCTTGATGAACTCTTGATAAACGAGTTCGTAGGTAGACTTAACTGTCTTGGAATCGACAACACCGCCACCTTCCTCCTTAGCTTCTGTTGTATCACCCTTTGTAGGGTTCAACTGAGTAGTGTCCTCTTTTGGAGTATCAAGCTTCTTCCAGTTGTTGTTTGCATCACTAAGGTCACGAACATATATGGATGGTTTCCCCCATGTTATTACTGACATAATCTTAATCGTTTATAGTTTGGTACAATAATTTGTTATTAATGATGTGCTCACTTGTGCCCTCGCAAGCTATTACCCTCTGTTCACTCATAGACAATCGGAAATCCGATCCATGAACTGCTTCGAAGGTAGAGAAAGAGAGTTGACATAACTCACGGAGCCTTGCCGTTTTCTCTTCCTTTCGGGTATTGCCTTTCTCTGTTATAGCTTGGTCTTGAACGTATATGTTTACATTCACGAAAGCTTCTTGGATTTGCGAGGTTCTGTTTGCTAGAATGGAGATACAAATATCTTCCTTACCAGTCCTACCAGTGCCATAATATGGTCTTCCTCGCTTGCAAAGACTACCTGTTACAGCAGTCTTTAATTTAGAAGAAGAGATAATGTTGTACACATCATCCTTAATATCAATATCCGATTTCATAGCTTTATCTGATTGATTCTACTTACGGCTTTATCCACAGCGAGCTTTAGTTTACCATCAATGACGGAACGAGCCCATAACTCGGTGGATGCAAGCACATCTTTATTTTCTTTAGCTTCTACAAAGTCTGCATAGTTCATAGCCGCGACTACTACCAATGCGTAAACCTGTGAGTATTCCTTTGCTAGGTCAGCTATCATTTGTCTTCCTTCTTGTGAACCATTAGAACCATTACCTATGGAAGCGAAGGCTGATTCTACTTGTTTCCTTCCGTAGTCAAAGATGGCATAACCGATGGAGCTTCGTAGGTTTCCTGTATGGTCTATCCAACTTTCCTCTGCCGAGCGGTCTCTTATCCTTGCATTACATTCTTCTCCTAGCTTGGCATAAGCAGTGAGGATTTCTTGCTTTATTATCGCCATAGCGGACTGAAAAAAGTTATCGAGCGCAGACTGAGAGGTTGAGAGTTTTATACCCATATTTTACATTGCAGTTGATAACGATGAAAGCCGAGTACGACAAATTCCTTCACTTCGTTTCCGAAGAGATTGACACGGATTTTGTCTCCGTACTCGAAATCTCGGCATGCTCTAGGAAGGTTGTAGATGGTGTAGGAATAGTTCTTTGCAGAACCATCTGGAATAGTGATAACGTTTGCCTTGCCAGCAGGAACAATATCACACTTACAATAGTTCTCCACCCATTCTTCTGAGCCTTGAACATAGTCTCCGTTATCGTCTTCATACCCATCGGTTACATGTAGGTAATCTAGGGTATGAGCAGCGAAATCCAATACAGCCATATCTTAACCTCCTATATAAACCATCGGTTGACCCAGTGCAGGGGATTCACCGATGTTTTTGTATAAAGCATTTATTCGTACTAGCAGCCTTTCCTTATCCTTGTCAGATAGTGTTCCTATGCTCTTGTCTGACTCGGATAAGCTTACAGCTTGTATGAGAGAGTACAGACAATCAGCAAGCGCACCTTTCCATTCCTTGGACTGAGCGACCTCGAATGTATATTCATCATCACCATTAAGCTGACGTTCTATCATCTTATTCTCCACAAATCCTAAAGGGATAGGGTAGTGGATTTCATCAATCAATGCTTGCTTTATTGTCTTCATTTCAATTCAAATTTAAACCTCTGAAGTGAGTTTAGAGAGAACTTCGGCTTCCTCCTCATCACTGAGTGAGTTGAGAGCCTTAATCAGAGTCTCATCGGTTGAGTTAGCCTTCACATTGGCACCAACAGCCTTCAAAGCAGCGATGAGGTCAGCCTTCTTACACTTCTTACCCTTGTAAGTTGTATACTGGTCGGAAGTATCGGCAGTCTCGGCTTCCGTATCAACCTCCTCAGACTTAGTAGTGAGCATATAAATCTGATCTACGTCCTCGATTACTGGCAAGCAGATAGCCTGTCCTGCGGTAACCTCCTGCAATGATGGCTCATTCTTGGAGTACTTAGAGATAAGCTTGTAGCTGTCAACGTTAGAATACTGAACACCTGGTACTCTGTTGGTGTCTTCAGCAAGAGTACCCCAAACGAAAGAGCCTACGTTGGTGTTACAGATGAAGATGATGTTATTCTCATTCCATGGCTTAACTGATTTTGGCTTTCCGTTCTTCTCGATAATCACAGTTCTGTTGATAACCTTGATGGCTGCACCGAACTCATCCTCGAATGCTTCCGAGAAAGCTGACTCCGATGGTGTCTTGAGCTTGGTATTTTCTGTATAAGTCTTACCCTCGTAGTCGGCAACAAGCTCTTTTGCCCATTGCTCCTTGCGGATTTTCTTAATCTGCGTCTTAGCGAGCATAACCTGTATGATGGTATTGTTATCGGCATTTGCCTTATCGAAGATTTTCTCGAAATCTCCTCGTGTTGTAACACCATTGGTTTCTGTTTTGAAGCAGTTTGCCTTAAAATATCCATAGTCAACACGGATAGCCTTACCCGTATTGTCTGCATCTTCAACGGCAATAATACCATTAGAGAGACCTGCCAAGAAGTTCATTTCGTTGCGCTCTTCGAGACCGACAGAGCAAGCGACACCATCATTCATGAGCTTGTTGATGATACGAGCCTTTGCAGTTTTAGCAGCCTGTTGTGTTGATGTAGCCTGCTCAACCAAGCCTTGCGCCTGGAATGAATTGGCTCTAGCTACAATGTTCTCATACTGAGCCTTCATGATGTTGATGTTGTTGATATCAGACTCAAAAAGAATCTTCTTCATCGCAATCTTTGGCAACTTACCATTAGAGGTTGCGATTTGACCACGCTTCTTCAAAGGAATGTCTGAATCCATCTCAACGATGTCGGCAGCTACATATGTGGTCTTAGCTGATGAACCTTCCCACTTCTGATCGGGAGAATACACATCGGTAAGCATCTCCTTATAGAGGTAGGTGCGCTCCTTCGGATTCTCCTTCTCCTTAACATATAAGCTAAGCTTAGGGAAGATAGCTCGGATAAACTGAATAAAAAGTGATTCGTTCATATAAACAATCTTTTAAGTTAAAAACTAGAGCACAACTTAGTCATGCTCAAAAATAAGACTTGGGAGAGCAGTCTTGATGGCAGTTCTCTGAGTTTCGTCCTTGAACTGATAAGGCATTGCCACATCATTCACGCGACCATTATCCATAATGGCAACCGCTTCACCCTTCATGCGTGAGCGAACGACAACACCAGCAAATTCTGCTTCGCTAGCCTTGTCTTTGTACTTACCGCCTTCGGTTTCAAGTGGAGAATACTCATAAACATCATCAACCTTCTTGCGGACAATGATGTGACCTGCCTGAATAACCTCATCCTTGAAGTTTTCGTAGTTGAGTGCTCTACCGCCTGTGATACCACCGAGATACTGACGGATAACCACAGCATCCTTACCCATGTCGTAGCCTTTGGTTTTTGGCTTGTAGTCTTCTGCTACCATAATCTAATAATTTATTAGTGAAACAATAGATGATTACATCTTAGCCAGCTCCTTGACTTCATCATCAGACATTAACTTATCTTCCTCCTTTGGCTGAGGTTTGGTATCGGGAGCAGGGATTAGTCCAAGCTTTTCAAGACCCTTTTCAAGTCTTTCCTTGTTCTCTTCCTCAATATCTTCCTTCAACTCATCGAGGTAGTCTTCAAACTCCTCTTCGTTCTCAAACTTCATGTGAGAGAAAGATTTAAGCCGACGCTCTCCGAACTTACCTGTGTCCTTCAGCAGTTCCCTTACCTTTGCGGTACGGCTGCTTGTGGTATTGCCAGATTTCAATGCAGTTACATCACCTTGGAGTGTAGCAACAGCCTTAGTAAGTTCCTTGATTGCGTTGAGGGTAGCGGAGTCATCATCATCGCTATCCTTCTTGCCCTTCTTGCCCTTCCGTGACGGACTTCTACGTGCTGGACCGTCATCATCATCTGGATCGTCATCTGGATCATCGTCATCATCGGGTGCAGGATGAGCGTTTTTGTACTCTGAGACTTGGCGGTCTGCTGCGGACTGAGTTAACTGGAGTAACGGCAAGACATCATCAATTGCGTCACTAATACCTTCACTAACTTCTTCGTCAGTAGCATCATCTTTGAGTTGAAGTTTGTTGGCAACATTGGCGGCAACACCCTTTAACTCCTTACGACTGAACCCCAATGCCTTAATGTCTCGATTGGTTTTCAGTGCTTCAAGAACTTTTCTGTAATACTTGTTCATTGCTTGTTGAGTTATATTTAACAAAAAATGGTCTGCGAGCGAAATGCAGGCAGACCAAACGTAGAACTCGGTGTAAGAGCAATGTTACGAAAAGTTCTGTCACGTGCATCTTCACACGCTTTTATGGGTGCAAATATACGAAATATTACTTAAACAACAAATAGTTTTTGCAAAAAAGTGAGAAATTATTTTCATTTCAATAAACAAGGGAGAACTTCACAGCCCTCCCTTGATAGATAAGATGCAATAAAAATGCACTTAAACGTGCAAAATATCTTCTGTGTTAAAGTTAGATTCTTTTGGTATATAATTATAGGTTTGTGGTATTTTTTCGGCTTAGAACTTATAATTTTCCTCTATCGTGGTAAGAGTAATACTGATCTGACTTACTACTGATAATAACATGGTCCATAAAGTACAATCTCATAATTTCACAAGCCTTATTTATCTTGTATGTCAATTCATCGTCATACCTTGAAGGGAAACAGTTAGAACTAGGGTGATTGTGAACCAATGCTATAGTGACGGCATTGCAAGAAATAGCTTCTTTGCACACAGCTCTTACGTCTACAGCCGTTTCAGAAATTCCACCTTTTGATAATCGAACCATTTTGATTAACTTGAAGTGGTTATCCATACAGAACAGATAAGATTCTTCTATTTCTAAATCCTTGACGTATGATAAAATATAGTTATAGATGTCGATGGAACTACCCAAATCTGTAAGTTCTTGCGACTTCTCCTTCATAAGTCTTCTGCCAAGTTCGAATGCAGCGAGTATAGCGGTAGCCTTCTTTTCACCTATTCCTTTGATAGATGTAAGCTCCAGCAGTGTTTTCTTGCTCGCCTTTCTGATGGAATGACTGCCATCAAAGATTTTTCTTATTGGCTCATTACCCTGCAGCATAGGGTCTATACCGATAATTGAAGCAATAAGGTTCTCGTTACTTAGATTTTCAACCCCATATTCCTTTGCGTATGATGTGATAGAATCGTACTTGATAGTTCTTGCATTATCCTTCATAAGATACCTCCTCTATGTCTTTTGAATAATTGAACACAACATCAAAACTGAATCCCAATTCAGTAATGAGGTAGAAATGAATATCCTCCCAGTCCCAACTTGAAGGAATGCCTTTTATCTTTTTAGACTTTTCGGCATCCATTGCTATGATAACGTTCTCTTCCATTGCTCTATCTTATTTTTAAAAGTTCATAACTTTCGTTTCATACACTATGAATCCTATCTGATCCACCACAATCAGTTTTAGATGATTTCCTCCTGGTCCATTTATATCACCATCATTCAATCCGATTTCCTCTAACGTTTCCTTGATGGCAGTTTGGTAATCTCCTATACCTTGAATTAATAAGCATAGGTCTGGTCTTTCATCAAGAAACTGGTGGAAACCATACAGACTATATGAGCCTTTTTTGATGAGTGAGAAGAAATCTTTCCATTCATCACCACTAACCTGCGTGGTTACGGATTTAAGCTCTTCTATTGTTGTGCAATTGCTTTCCATACGATTTCATTTAGCGTGAAACAATGAAGTCTTTATCTGTAAAGGTCTGATCCTTGAATCTTTCGAACAATTCTCGGTCGCTGATGAGCTCATTAGCAAATGATAACTCTCTGAATGATAGTTTATACCCAAACTTATCTTTCAGCATTTCGATTTTGAGTTCTTCTTTCTGAAGTTCAGATAATTCATATACTGTCATATTAATTTCCTCCTATTAAACATTTCCATGACTCTCGAATTGTGAAGCAACCTCTTGCAAGATTTCATGTTCCTTCCAATCTGGATAAAGAATGCAGGTGTCTAGAACAACGTTTCTGAACATATCGCAGTATTTTTTCGAGAACTTCTTTTTTAGTTCTCCATATAAGACTGGAAAGAATACAAAGCTATTAAACAACTCAACCCCCTTATCAACTCTTTCCTCTACCATTTTATAGGTGAGTTCTTTTAATTCTTGCTTATTCATATCTATCTTAATTATTAAACAATTCAAATTTAATTCCTTTATCAGTTTTCTTAGCCATCCATTTTGCTGTAACCACTCCACCATTCCAGGCTTTTATGAGAGGGAGAACCTTACACTCCCCTACATTTATAATGTGTGTAATATACTCGCAAGCACCTTCAAAAGTATCGAATGCGTGAAGTAATACCGTATATCTATCTGATTCTGTGTAAACGTTCATTGCTCTTATCTCCTATAATTTAAATAAATTCTTTATTGAGATAGTTATGGTTAACAGTCATAATCTTGCCTTCCACTACATCTTTTCGATCTGATTCCTTGAAATAAAATTTAGTCTCGACCAAACCTCCTTTAGAACTTCTGAAAGCAAAACCGAAACCTTTGATGTTTACCTTTCCATTGAAGGTAAGAGAAAGTTCTTGCTCTTTTGACATAGCCACCATAGCTCCGATGCTATTTTTTGCAATACCTCCTACACGATTACATTCTTTAATGTATGAACGTCTAAACGTGTGCACATCTTGATATTCTTTTTCATTTTCACAAAGAATGCCATGGTAACGTATTGTTAGCTTATCTTTAATTCTGACCTGTACTTTAAACAACTTTTTCATTGATCTTATCTCCTATAATTTAAACCAATTCATAGCTTTCTATATTCTCGTTGTATGCTACGGCTCCTTTCTGCTGTAAATTACAAAGTGCAGTGTTGAAGTTGTAGATACTAAACTCTGCATCTGTGGCTTCAATCAAGCATCCTTCTTGGTAGCCGAACTTGACCTTTTTCAAAGCCTTTGTAATTCGTTTCTCTAACGCTTCTACTGTGTAAACTTTAACCTTTTTCATTGCTCTTATCTTTTAATTGTTATTTTTATTTTTGATAGTGCAAAGGTAGTCATTTTTTAGCATTTGACCAAATTTTAGCCTTATTATTTTTCTTGCTTAGCTTTATATAACTTATTGATAACTAGAGTGTTAAATAAATCCTATTTTACTCTATATAAGGCTTTTTCAGAAAAATGGTATAAGGATATGTGGAAGAAAATAGAACAGCTTAGAAAGGCTTATGTAAAGTATTTAACCTTTCTTTAACTTAACTAATGTTACCGAAAATTACAGGAAGCTAATTTGACAAGAAAAACGCAAAAACTACTTTTAACATTGTGTTACGGAGTGTTAATACTAAAAAATGCACTCTAACCTCACGGTCGGAGTGCACTAAGAGCAATGAAACGTTAAAAGAAACGTTTCGGCTGCAAAGTTACAAAACTTTTCTGTATATTGCAAATTTATACTATACTATTTAACAATTGCAAATCATTGTCTCTATCGTAGTCGTATGGATAGAAGGTGTTGGCAAGGGCATCCATCTTGTCGGGAGAGCGTTTCAGACGCTTCTTGATTTCGTCTTTTGGTTCCATGATGATTGAACCATCTGACTGAAACAGCCAATGCACTTCACACAACTCTTGATCCAACTCATCATCGGGTGGAAGTGCTGCAAAGAATCCATTCTTTGGGTTGAGCCAGTCACGTATACACCAAAACAAATAAGCCCTCATGTTAGCGAAAGAGTAGCAACCTGTCACATCATGCTTATTTCTCACGCCTTCCGAGAACTTGCAAGAGAATGCAGTTAAATACTTTTGCTCTATGAGTCTTGAATAAACTCCAGCACCTTCTCCTATGGTATCAATGAATGCTTTATTCTTTGAACTCAAACTTAGGTAGTGCGCGACTTGACCTGCGACTGCCATGTGGTCCGCATGACCACCCGAATTATGACACTTGATTTCTGAAACATAGTTTCCTTGTCGTGGAACATAGCAAGACCTATCGCGTCCCATACCTGCGACATCGACACCTAGGCGTATTGGCTTATGGGTGATATAGCCACTATCTTTAAGTTCCTTCCATCTTCTATGGGCAATCTCGCACCATTCGTATGGAATGAGGGTATCTTCGGACACCTTCGGAAACATACCGAGGACCTTAACACGGAAGAGGTCATTTGGAGTGTAATATCCACCTTCCCACACAAAATCACCACGACCCTCATCAAACTCAGACTTTCTGATCTTCTGTGCCCATGCTGAGACCTTATCGGCTACCCATTCATAGTCAACTTGACCAGGGATAATATTTTTCTTGCTGACTACGTTCTCTGCGTTGAGGGATGATAATCTAAACTTCTTGAATCGGGGAGACTTCATGGAGTTGGCTGCATACCCTGTAGTAACGTTTGGGTTGAATACCAATAGCAATCGAGAGTTACCTTGAAGGTTACCCTCGATCGCATTATAGATGGTGTCCGAGATACCTGATGCTTCTGTTACGATGAACATGGTGTTTACAGCATGGAATCCCGACCAAGCCTCTGTGTTGTCGGCTGAAGATTTGAAACCAGTCAGATACCATTCCTCGTAATCTGTTCTGATACCATCCGACAGCAAACGACCAGGCAGAAAGCCTGCCTTTTTGTATAGACGTGCCACTTCTGGTATCATGATGTTTGTTACCTGTCTTCCTGTTGGTGCTGTAAGTGCAATCTTGGTGTTCTTTTCTAAACTACCATCCTTGCCGAAGCGAGGAGTGAGGTATAGAAAACATAAAGCGGCTACGGCAGCGATGAAGTCCTTACCCCTTGCAGTTCCACTGGCTACCGTTGTCATTTTGTTATTTTGAACAGAACGCAATATAGCCTTTTGCTCTTCGTCAAGGCAAGCCTTCAAGACTTCCTTGGCGAAGAGACACCAATCATTGCGCCATGCAATCATTTTTTTTATTGCTTTCTGTTCTGACATATTTTTAATTCAACAATATTCGTATTTTCTTATTTCCTTTGAGTATGGCTGCCGCTGCTCTGTGGTGACCGTCAATTATATAAATGTTCCCATTACGCTGTACTCCATAAGGGACTTCATTTGAATCAAAATTAATAGATGCAATCGCCTTTAGATTATTCGCTCCTATGTATTCTTGTGTTGGGTGTATCTTATCGACCGATACATATTCGTACTTTCCTGTTGGTTTACTAAATGACGATACAGTTTCTACGCTTGCCCTAACTTTTTCTGATTCCTCTTTTTGATATTTCTGCTTGAATACATCATTTACTTTGACAGCCATAGTACTCGTATTACCGAAAAGAGGGAATGAAATTGCGTCTACCTTTTTGTCTATTCCGCCACCCGCATAAGACTTTCGGCTCTTTGCACTATTGGAACTATTTGTTCCTCTTGTGCCATTACTGCGTTTGCCCATAACCTAACAATTTAATTACTAACTATAATAAACTACTTTGAGAGCTTTGGGAAATCCTGCATGTTATCAAGCATATCTTCTACAGAGAAGTTCTTTACTTGAGTATCATACAAGGTCTTTTTCAGCTCTTGGTATTTTACTTTTGCATCAAGATCAAGCATACCGATGGTATCTTTAATCTTTTCAAAAGCTTTCAACTTATTCTTGATGATGATGATTGGTGTTACATAGACGGCATTATTTTCCTTACACCACTGCTCAATCACGTTACCACCTCCATAAACGATGAATCTGAATCTGTTGCCATTTGCTACGAACTTGGCAATCTCGTATTCAAATTGAAGTTCATTTAATCGGTCTGTACACCCTCTTGTTGAGAATGATGAGTAACCTTTAGGGACACCCATCAAATTCAGCTTATAGAACTTAGAGCCACATTTAAGTCGACGAATACACCAATCCCCTTTTCCTGCATAGCTCTTGCAAGAAAGCGTTTCTTGTAGATAGCCTGCATACCAAAAGATATTGGAGTATCATTTGATAAGCTGAAGTTTGGCTCAATAATGCTGCCAGGGTTGTACTTCAAAATCTTCTCTGGCTTCTCATAGATTGACCGGAATCTATAATCATCAGTATAGAAGTGAAGCGTTCCCCTTCCATTCATATTCGTTGTTCTTGCCTGCTCACCAAAGCAATAGAATGGGATTTCTATGTACTGAGGTTGCACATCAGACAACAAACATGGTATCTCCAACGGATTGTCCGTTGGAAACAAGCAGTCTGGTATATACAATTCTACGTTGTCCATAATTACCCTTCTTCATCATCGGGAAGTTCCTTCATTAACTTCTCGAATGGATTTTCAACTAATCTGTTATCTACTTGCTCGACATAACCACGCTTCTTGCCCTTGGTTTTCAGAAGGAAGATGATTGCAGTTAGGTTGCCTTCGTTCACCTTTTCGACCAACTTGCTTTCAGTAAAGTCAAGAATGCCTTCATCTATATCATCCAACATCTTGGCTAACTTCTCATCCTCTTTTCTCCAGTTATATAAGGCTTGGCGTGTAATGCCCAAAGCTACTGCCGTAGCAGCCATATTGCCGCCCTTCTTTTCATAAGCAGCGGCAATCTTTTTTAATTCTGTTCTTCTTACCTTTGTCATAATCAACCTTTCTAACTTGCAGATGCTATGACTGCTTTCAAAGCATCTATGTAAGACATATTTTCTGTTAGCAACAAGCAACGTGCTAAATCTCCAATAGGTCCGAGACCAGGAAGGAGATTGACGTCTATTACGTAAAGGTTACCTTCATTATCGCATCGCATATCAATACGTGCATGATGTCGTAACCCAAGACTGGAGAAAACATCGGAAGCTATCCTCTTAGCCCTATCATCTAAATCTCCATAGACCTTGCAGCCGACCTCCATATAGTTTTTCTTGCTTTCGTATGTTTGGATGCCGCCATTTGTTGTACAGATTACTTCCATTACAAATGTTCTGAGGGAAAAGCCTTTTATGCAGACAACCGTAAATTCTCTTCCATTTATAAAGTCTTCTATAACAACGTCTCCTTTGCCTTTCGGATCAAGCTTTTTTGTTTGAACTCTGATTTCACCAGCGGTGTGACAGATGTTTAGTTCAGAGATACCAACACTATCACTTCCATATCTGGGCTTTACGAAATAAGTTTTTCCGCGCAAGTCAAACACCTGATGATACTGATGTGGTACTCTAATACCATTCATCGTAAGCCATCTTGCAAGTTTAGATTTATCCCTTACAAGTTCATACTTGCTGAAATCTTCTGCCGTGGTCCTTACACCTTTCTTTCGGATTGTATTGATGAGTAACTCACTTGCAGTTCTTAGCAATACGACATCCTCTTTGTCAATGAAGTCGAGGTTGTCTGTCTCGTCAACAACTGCTAATTGGATATTTTCTCTACCAAGTGCTTCTTGGTAATATCTGAAAACTGAAGGTGTATTCAGTTCTTCCATTTCCTTCTTACTTGTTATGCTCCAAATCATTTTCTTTTTCTCCTTCCTTTATTTCGGTTAAACGTTCACTTGCTAACTCTAGCAACTTTGCAAATGTGATGCTTGGGGATTTTATGCCAAACTCCTTACCTATGTCCTGTTGAATCTTAAGCAGGGTTTTCTCGTTATCTTCTTCGGAAGCTAGAACGAGAGCATCACTTTTGCGTGATTGCTCACGAATGTCTCCATACAATGTGTCCAGACTAGCGAATGAGCTAGGATAGAGGATGATTGTGAATACGAAATTCTCCTGCATGGCATATACATCTATACCCTCTGTGCTTATTGGCTTAATCTCGTCGATGTTCACATGGGCAAACTTCTTAAAGTCGATAGATTGAATTGATGCAAACAACTTCTTCAAAATGCTAACATTAGCTTCACCATGAAGGGAGTTGTGAGATAATTCAATAGCAATAGCTTCATCATTTGTAATCTCGCTCTCTTCTACATATAAGATGCCTAGCATTTTATAGTGCAGTTTCTTGCAAGCCCTCAAACGATGATTACCGCTGATCATGATGTATCTACCATTATCCTTCTTGATACAGGTAGGCACGCTACTCAATCCAGACTTAGCAATGTTGTCTGTTAGTTGGGCGAAGTCTTCACCCGACATTTCATTTGCATTGATTTCTACCTCATCTATGAGGTTTATATCAACTTTTGCGTATTTCCATCTATCTTCATTTTCCATTCTTCAACGATTTTTGATATTTCTCAATGATTTCCTTATTCGTAGGGTATATGCCAAGTATTCCTTCGTAAGCAAGATAAGATGATGTGCAGTGTTCCTTCACCTTCTTATACACGCCACGATATTTCATACTTACAGGCTTATGGGTATAAGCACAGGAGATAACCTTCTCGCAAAGCTTGTGCATTCTTCTGCTCAAATATCTTTGAACGCCAACAGATTGAATGCAATACAATATGAGTTTACTCAATCGAGGGATAGCATTATTCGTACAGAAGTCCGTCAACTGAAACAAATCATACCCCTTGTGCTGAGGTAACGTAAATCCAAATCCGCCTAGAGTATATTTATCGTATTTTACCGCAAAAGCATACGTACATACGCTACATTGATCCACCTTCTTGATATACTTCTTTTGTAAACAATGAAGAAGAGAAGCATCTACTCGTTCAATCTTTAGCTTATTTGCGTCTGTAATCTCCAAATCATCAGGAGGAACAATCTCATTGCATTCGATTCTGTATGAAGAATACGAGGTGCTTGCATTATTTTGTGCAGTTGGCTTATTGCAATAGAGGAACCTTCCTGCAGACCGTCTTTCCCCACTTGAATTATTCCACATAGCTATCTTATGTAGGTTTCTCAGATAAGGGCTGTTGCTGAAATAGTAGAAATAACTATCACTCGGAATACTTTCCACAAGATTATAGTAGTCGTTCCTTGCAACAGAAAAGTCTGATTTCAAGTCACTATTCTCAGAAATGAGTTTGAATGCTCTCTTCTGCTTCTTCTCTATTCTTCCATAATTAAAGAAGATGACCTTCTTATTCTTGATGGCTTCTTCTAATGTTCCGACATGGAAATCACATGTAGTGAGTAATCTCATCAATCGCTCATTTGCCTCCTCGGTTTTCTCGATAGATTCCCTTGCCTTAATTTTCAACGCTTCGAAGATGGCACTATCTCTTGCCGATTCACTCATGAAATACTTTTGCAGTTTCACCGCATAAAGAGCCAAAGCAAGCTGTCTTGATGCTGTAGGATTGTTATAGTCCTCTAACCATGCAAGCTTATCCTTATATGTTAGTGATGTTTTACCATTTGCCAACATATAGAGCAGATAGCAGTAGGCATCTTGGCAGTATATAGATACTTCCATCTTATCAAGGAAGAATAACTCATAGTAATACATGAAGCCATTTACTATGCAGATTTCCTTGTGTCCGTTAGCTTTTACAGCATCATACAGAGCTGAAACCATTTCAGAATTGTATGGTAAAGGCTTTGTCATATACGACTCTACCTTGTCGTATGGATTTCCTTGGTAGAGTAGCGGACATAATTCGTCTGGAACATCATATTTAAGCCCAGTAACCTCACAGAACTGCTGGTATGATGTAATTGATTTGAAATCCTCCAATTCGTGGCTTATAGCGTAATAAAATAGCCTGTATGTGGAAAGAACACAATACATAGCTTGATAGAAATCATCAGTAGCATGGTAAAGTCTAAACTCTATCGTCTTTGTCTTAAAATATGCAGAAATATTCACTGCATGACGTATGAAACCTTTGTTTGAGTTGTTAGTGAATAACTTCTGAATATCCTCGAAAGTCTGAGCCTGCAGGACTCCTTCATAATACTTTTCTGTTGGAGTTGGCATAGCTATGGATATAAGCTCATCGCATTCTGATATTTTAGCATACTGCTTAAAATAAGGGTAACACACATAGAAGAATAGGAATACTTTCTTTATCTGATCTACAGACAAATCTCCGACATAAATATGTATATGGGTGTAGATGCTCCATTTTAGCCTGCCACCTGCAGCAACCATTGATTCATATACAGAGCGGAGGTCATGCAGCTCTTTTAGGCAGCAAAGATGTAGTGGAGGGGTATTCACCTCTCCACCAAACTGCTTATTGCTTGAACAATCGGTATTATCAATGCTCTCCTCCTTGCTCCAGGAGTAACCTTCTGGCAAAGTTACCTTCGCCCTTTCAAGATTGCACATTTCGATTTCAATACCAAATGTTCTGTTTTTTATATCGCTATCTACATTCATGAAGCATATCTATTTCGTTAATAATGCCTAATCTCTGAATAGTTCTTCCTGTTTTACGGAAGTCTATTCCTAAAGCTACACTTGCAAGCGTAATGAGGGATGATGTAACAGGAAGCTCTAATCCTATATGATGGGCAATACTTTCCATTAGTACCAATCCCTCAGAAACGTCTTCTGTGATGTAACGTGAGTGAACAGATGTTGGGCTGATGGCTTTATCACTAGATTCTGAGTAACGATAAAAGCTTTCTAACTTATCCTCTCCCATGAAACCTCCTGCTTTAAAGATGTCTATAGGTCGTTGATGAAGCGTATTAAGAACTTTCTTTTTCTCTTCATCAAGTTTAAGCATAATACCCAATGTAGCTTTATTATTTCTCGTGTATGCTTCACGATACATACAGAAATTCCCCTTTGAATATTCGATTCTTGATAGGCTCATAATAGAGCCTACGGTATGAAGAACCATGTTTGGGTTAAGTAAAGCCGATTCAAGAATAGAATACTCATGGTTAAAGCTATTACAAAGATTGCGCAATTTCTCTATCTTCTCCATTTGGTTTTGTGATAGAGATGCTGCGAAAGGACATCTTTCAAGCCTACAGCCTACACGGAATACAACTTCGTTCGGTTTATCATTCAACTCTACTCGTCCCTCCAAGTATGGACCAGTTGCTTCAACTAACATTGGTAGTTTTCTGCAATGTTTCTCAAAATAGAAAGAGGATGCGTAACTACAGATACAGACAACAATCTGATCATTGTGAATGTATTGATGTATACGTTCTACTAGACCCTCATAGAAGTTACTCTGAATAGTACAAAATATAACTTCTGCTTCTGCAACCTTACTGAGGTCTTTAGAAACCTCTTTGATTGTAGTTTCTGTATAAGTTGATTTCTCTTTAAGAAAAACCCTTTTGCCGTTCTTGATAAGTCTATCAAAGGCATCTGATTTGTATGAAGATGTCTTGAGGAGTGTGACTTCATGACCTTTAATAGAGAGGTCTGCGGCAAAAGCTATTCCCACGTTGCCCGTTCCTATAACTGCTATTTTCATGCTCTTTTATTTTAATTCTACAAAAATAGAGCGGCTAGAGGGACTCGAACCTTCGACCTTCACATTGGGAATGTGACGCTCTGACCGACTGAGCTATACCCGCAAAAGAGCGGAGAGTTGGAGCCGCACCAACGACCTCAGTGATGGTATCACTGCGCTCTACTAACTGAGCTATCTCCGCTTATAATAACAATATTCTCTACACGCAAAAATGCTCGTCTTTCCGAGCCGCCAACCCTAGTGGGTGTTCCGATGGAAGGAGGAATACCTAAAACAAACTTTGCTCCGAGTAAACAGGATTCTTGGAAATTGCAAATTCCTCGACCTGTACTCCCAACTTTTCATTCAGCCATTTTGCCACTAGGTGGCGATGGCAAAACTCATCTGGCTTTTCGAAGCAACATAGAGCTACATCTTTTCCATTTGCCATTTTCTCTATTGCTGAGAGAAATGCTTTTGGGTCCCGATGAGCCAATATCTCAGAATTGAAACGTTGCACGTAATCTTCTTCCGATTTGGAATTGTGAAGAATGTCCCATGATGGTGACACGTACTTGTTTGACAAACCTGTAAACCATTTCGGAGGGTAGAGGGCAATGCCGATCATCATGATACCAGCTTTTGCTAACTTAGCTCCGTTTGAGAAGTATGATGTATAAATCTTCATTTCTTTTGTAACTTTTTGCAAAAATAGATAAAATTATTTAATCAACAAATAGTTTCTTGAAAAAAGTGAGAAATTATTTTCAAGCGTACATTTTCTTAAGAAACTTCTTTAGATATTCGTTATTAATATCCTTTATTGGAGTAGGGGAAAATGAGGTATCTCGCTCTACTGTTAAGCCTAACTTTGTTGTTAGTCCCTGCAACTCGGTTAGGCTTGTGTAGCCGTACTCGCCTTCACCACTTCCATTGATAGTGATTCCGTAGGCGATATTGTTCTCTAAGTCTGCCTCCAATATGAACCAAGACCATGCACCAATACAAAGGAAGAACTTTGCTTGACAGGTGGCTTCTTCCTTTTTGCCATCCTGTGAGTAGAGAGGATATTTTTCCAGTCTCTTCTTAATTTCTTTCGTAATCAGTTTCATTGCTCTTATGTATTTTTTTTTAGATTTCTACTTCATTTATTTCGTATTCACAATCAGAAAGAATATTCTCGATAGTGTCTCGCAAATCTTCCAATACGTCCATTTCATCTTCATCGTCTGCGTCAAATTCAGACGATTCGTAAATATTTGATGAGGTCCATTTACCATTTCCAGTTATAAAATTATAACCTTCCATTCTCGAGTAAGCCTTTCTTGTGTCTCTGAGACTTATTTCAACTATTACCTTTTTCATTGCTCTTATCTTTTAAATTGTTATTTTTATTTTTGATAGTGCAAAGGTAATCATTTTTTTGCAAATGACCAAATGATTTGGGCAGAAAATACTTTTTGATAACTTAGTTTAACTTATTGTTATTCAGATACTTAGCGTTTAGTATAGTTACCGCATCTACTATCATCTGACTAGCATCAATTCCTAATGATTGATAGAAAGCACCATGTCCGCAAAGTGATTCGTATGCAATTCGCATGGTTCTACGTTCATCCCTTGTGAAATCATACTTAAAAGTAGAAAAGATGGAGAGTGCTCCTTTCAAATCTCCATCTTTTAGCTTTTGCACACCTTGTGCAGTTTTACTCAGCTTCATAAGGATCAATCTTTCTTGTTGTGAAATCGTCTGCGGTCAAGATGATTTCTGACCCATTAACCATTTCTTCGACTTTATCGCATGCGTCACTGCCATTGATGGCATCAACCTCCACTACCTTTTGCAGGTATTCGGTTACTTGCACTTTAACCTTGTGAATTGCAGCTTTCTCTAGTTCCTCTATTCGAAGATTGAACACTTCTAGGAGTTCTTTGATTTCCTTTTCGATTTCCTCGAAATCAATGATGATATCCTTCAAGCGTTTGGGTGCTCCGTTTATTCCATGACCTTCTTTGTCACACCAGTTTAAGGCTTCACCATCAGGGTCAAAGTTCTCGTAGTAGTTAGAGAGATTCTTCAAAAAATCATTCGGGTCATTGTTTGGCATTTCGATTGACATGTTGAAATCTTGACCAGCAGGAGAATAACGCTGAAAGAGGATGTAGGCAAGGTCATTGCCATTATCTGTAGCATCTACAGTCCAACCTTTAACTTGTCCTATATGGATAATCAAATCTAATAACTTCTGTTCCATTGCTCTAACTTTTAAATGTCGTTATAATGAAGACCTTTACCCTTCACTAGTTCGTGGTCTTCGTTTTCAACTAATTCTGATAGGGATAACCAGCATCCACGATAAAGAGCCTTTTTGAGCTCTTGATAACGTTTTTCTGCAACTTCCTTTTCGGTGATGAGGGATTCTTTAAGTTGGTCCTCTGTGTAGAGATACCATATCAATTTGTATATCTTCATAATCGTATATTTTATGGTTCTACTATATATTCGTTAAGGGTGTGCTGTTCTAGCATAAACTCGTAACCTACATTGTTTAGCTGACTTTGCTTTTGATACCCGAGTTCATTAATTTGAGTATCTGTAGCATTAAACTTCCTTGCTGCTTTCATGCAATTTGGAAGTTTGCCAATAAAGAGCAATTCCTTGCTGTCTGTTGATAGGTGCTCATCTGTTCTGTATAAGAAATAAACCTGCAATTTCATATCATTTCGTATTTACATGTATAAATCCGCGTATCTCTTATTTACTCTACCAATAAGTCGCATGGCTTTTCTTAGCAATTTGACCTCTTTTTCTGATAGAAGGCTTTTAGGTGATGTTACAAAACTACCTAAAAGTTGCTCTAATTCTATTCTGTCTTCATAACTCATCCTATTCCTTTCTTTGAAATCTATAATTTGGGCATTCCCTTTTATTAGCCATCACAAGCAGGACAGGGAATAACAGACCATGCTTGCAACCATTACCATATTTGTCGACTGCTTCGCAAGTTTTACAGCCATAATACTCGTTGATGTTGAATGCGCTCATAACTAAATCTCCATTGCCACTTCAATTCCTTTCTTTGGATTCTTAGTAGCTCTGTCTAGGCAAACCTTTCCATTGAACACACCCTTGACGATAGCATAGAACTCGGTGGTCTTCTCGCCATCTTTTTGTGCAGTTGGTATTTTGCCAACCCTTTCACAGACTATTCCGTTTTTAGTAAGGATTGTGTTTGTGACCATTTCTCCGTAGTAAGACTGCTCTGTGCGCTGTTGAATGACTTTACCGACTACCTTGACTTGCATACCTTTCTTGATGGCATCAATACCACCTTTTAAGCTATCCTCGTAGTTCTTCACCAGGAAGAAAGCATAAACGAACTGCTCCGAGAATGTGTAGTAGTCTTTTGCTACTTTCTGCATTTCAACCTCGAATTGCGATTTAGGCTCTTTAGATAGAGCGAAATCGCAGACCTTTGTAATGTATGAGGTGTCAACCGTAAACTTCTTAGAATCTCTTATTTCCTCTAATTTGGCGATTGTTTCTGATGGGTAATAGTGACCATTTGCGTAATAGCCTTTCTTGTAAACAGGGCACTCGTCATACTGAGCCTTACACATGGCGATCATGTCATTCTTCAAGATGGCATCCGTATATCTACTATCCTTAGGACCACCCCAAATTGGGATAAGGTCTCCATAGTCATCATCGGTGGAATATCTGATGGTGTGGTCGTAGGTCTCATAAAGTTTGCGTGTAAAGTCTGAGAGGAAGTCAATGTACTTCAATCCGAACTTTTTTATGCACTCGCAACCTACTTGCAGTTCATCGCCAGTTTGCGTATTCTCGATTACGTATGCGTTGTTACACCAATGACCACATAGGTCGCATTTTCCGTAATCAGCTCCATGCTCCTTAATCTTGAATACCAACTCCTTGGTTGTATCAGCAGGAGTAAAGGCTCCATTCTTATATGTAGCCAGCAATCTCCAATTACTTTCGTCTGGCATATTGATGGTGAGGTCACAGATGTCATGCCAATACTTACCAATGATGGTTTGACAATCTTCTACTACCGCATGACGGAATAACTTTTTCGTGGGTTACTAATGGTGTAGTCGAAACCTTCTACATTGCGCTTTGTCTTCTCGGCGAACTTCTTAAATGCGTCAACTGACTCTGATGGAATAAACGTCTTTATCGTATTCATTGCTCTTATCTTTTAATTGTTATTTTATTTTTGATAGTGCAAAGATAGTCATTTTTTGCGAATTGACCAAATATTAACTATCTTTTTTCAATTACTTACAATAGTTTAACTTTTAAACTTCTTTATAGCCTGTTTGCTAACTTTTGCTAACTTTTTAATCGGACGTATTGTAGTTTGGGAAACTTTTACTATCTTTGCAGCATGAATATACAAGAATATCTAGAACAATGCTCTGTTAAGTCCGTAGACGAGCTTACAGACGAACAGGTGGTGAACTACTATACCAAAGGAAATGCAGGTATAGCTCAAATGTGCGCAGTAGAATTAGCTTTACAAAACTATCCTATTAGCGGCTTTACGAGAGAAGAAATAATGCTCTCTATTCGCAAGGCAATGAAAACTAAAACAAAGTTTGGTATGACCTATATTACCAATGAATCAGCCGTAGGTCCTACCGAAAGAAAATCAAGATGGGTGGTAGAACCATAGACTACCACCTATCTTTTTGTCGGTTTGTTTAGCTTATAATACTTCTCATAGAGTGCCATAGCTTCATTATAAAGCCTTGGCAATACTTTTTTGAAGTATTTATTGTTAGCCCAATAATTTTCGCTTAGATGGGCTATAATCTCAGCCAAACAATTATGCGAACTCGATGTGAAGTAATCGACTTCGTGTCCTAACATTCCCTGTATCCAGTTGTGGTCTTTATCGATTGCTTGCAAAGTATCAGAGATTTTTCCAAATTGTTCCATTACATCATACGTTTTGTCTTTTACGAGTTTGAGTTCTTCAGATAGTCTATCAGCGATTTTCCATTGCGAAACACCTTCTCCATCTACGTATCTATATTCGGGCTTGTTGTAGTCTGCAAAAAACCTTTTATAAAGATTCTTGAAGTCTGCATTTCCTTCCCAATTACCTTGTAATGCGGATTTAGCGTGTCCGTATTCGTGATATTGGAGACCCTTGCGATACCATTCTGAATTTAAGATTCTTTCCTTCAGACCATCGAAGTCTATTCGAACATGATTGTATTTGCTCCAAAAGTATGCTTTGTCGCCGCTAAGGCTAATACAAGGAACAAACTTGTCAAAGCTGTCATAAAAGTCTTTCTTTCCTAGCCATTTTGTCGGACTCAATCCAATTCCTCTAAAGCCTTCCACGATGGTATGAGGTGTATTGAAGGATAGCTTATCTAAGCCATACGCAATCAAATCTTGATCCGAAGACAGCTTGTAGATGTTGTACGCACCCTCTATCTCACGATAAACCCTTTCATAACCTCGAACATCAATACTTGCAGTTTCTATTGTCTTGATGTAATCATTGAAGCGAGGAATCCATCTTGTAGGAATGATACTCAAATCTGCTGTTCTCAATTCGTTCAGATGGGTAGCAGCTTCCATGACCTCCTTCAAGCCGTTATGATACTCGTCAAGAAAGACCTCATAAGCCTTACCCCAGCCTTCTGTTATGCGAGCCGATTCTACTCTTATCCAAGAATTGACGTTATCAATGTTTGGACCATACAGATTTTGCATGAGCTTCTTTCCTGCTATAACTGCTTCCTGGTCGTCTAATGCAGTCTCCAATTCCCAATCATCAAAATCATCTATCAGCTTCTTAGGCTTCAACGGAATAGAACGAAGGTCTTGCAGTTCCCTACGAGCTTCATCATAGGTAGCCTTCAACTTTGGTTTTATTTTGCTCACTGGTTCAAATTGTGTAGGAGTGATATTTGCAAACTTCTTAGTTATGCCATCCATCCAATCACCGAAATTATAGCTATAATCAAACTTTGCTAGATAACTTTTCTTTGTCCTGCCGAAAGACTCTACAGTTTGACGAACCTTGTCATCATACTTGTAGAACATATCTGATAATACAGAGCGTTCACTATCAGTCAGCATTCCAAAACTCTCTTTAAATTGATGTGTAGCGAGGAATTTTTCAAAGCTTGATATATCAACTTCATAGGCTTTAGCATTTCGCCTTAATGTTGCTATGTCAGAATTATCTACATCTATGTTGTATTTCAATAAGTCTCTGTTCTTCCAAGCAAGCTTTATGGCTTTTTCGTCTCTGTCAGCATGACGGTACTCAGCCGCGTCCTCAACGGATAGGTGCCAATACTTTCTGTTATCCTTCAAGAAGTATGGAAGGGTTTCAGCTTTCCCGATTCGGATGCGGTTATTGCGTACCCAGTCATTAAAGCTCTTTGGGGTGCGAGAAATCATAGCTGACTTCTGAATGGAAGGAGAACCATAGTACTCTTCATCGCTCATCACAATAGGTACAACATAACACATGCAGTTAGGATGCCAACCTAGGAAGACAAAGTCTTTTGGGTATATTCCCAACAAATCATCACAGATGTCGGGTGCAGGGTGTCGTTTACTCAACTTAATCTCATATCCCAAGATGAAGTCAAATTGTTGCCAACGTGTCTGCTCTGCCTTTCGGTAAGCCATGTTTATCTCTGTTCTTGCCAAACGTATAGATGCGTATTGGCAATTCGCGCATGTAGCGGCTTTTCCGAACTTCTCTGTATAATCAGCCTTTAATGAAGGATAGTCTAACAGATACTTACTGATTCGCTTGCTGAGAACAACCGCAGACTGCCCTCTTTCTATTGCAGTTGATATGGTATGCTCCAGCTCCTTTTTCAATGCTTGTGACTGATACCATAGTTTCTGAGAAACAGACAACCCCTTATCAACCCTATTCTGAAAAGCCTTCAAAGCATCTGAATTAGGTTGGAAATACCTGTTGTACTTATCTCCTCCCTTCTCAAAATCATAAGCACGAAGTACCTTTCTTGCAAGTAGGTCCTGCATAATGTTACTTTCTTTCCACTCATTTGTGGTACCTGCATAGATGAGGTTATTCATCTGTGCAGCATAACTGGTCATGATGCCATTGATGGTTTGTTTCAGTTCTGGATAGTCCTCAAACAAGAACTCCGCAGAACCATCATAACCGACACCATCTATAGCAGTAGAAACTTGGCTAGCGATTCTATCATAAATGCTCTGAACTTGTGCCACGTAGTTAACTAAGCGTCTGTTCAGAGCATCGTATGCTTTCTTTTGATTGGGGATATTTGGTCTCATTTATTTCGGCTTATAATGTTCGTTTACACATTCCCCTTGATAGAGGATAGCAAACTCCTCATAAGGGCAAGTGCCCAACGTTGGCTCTCCCGTAACACTTAGATTACGTGGATTGGAAACGTGGGCACATAATTTGCAGAACTGAGGTTCTTTTGGAATAGGCTTAACCTTCTTCTTTGGAGACATAGCAATTAACCTTTACCTCTACAATCGTATTGCCATCCTTCTGATATACTCTCTGCTTCATGATCTTGGATTCTATAGTATTGAGTACATCTTTCTTTGCCTGTGCGAGAGTTTCCTTTGTTATCTCACGCAAAGCTTCTCTCATGGACTTGACATGATGGTCTCGCTTGTAGTGGCGAATATAATTCTTGTCGATACGATAAGCCTTGGCACATACCTTTGGCTCTAGGATTTCTTTATGTTCAAAGACAGTTACACTGATAGGGTAGAGTCTTCTAGCTAACTTGAATAGCCAAATTGCGATTTTTTTCTTCATAACTTGTGCAGTTTATTGCGTTTATATTGTTTGTTCACCCATAGCAAAAGCTGACTGCTGTACTGCTACCGCATTAAGTTCATCCTGTCGAATATCCTCCATTGTCTGCTGAGGGTCTTGCGACTGCCCAAGCTTAATGATGGATTCAAGCTGACTTTCTAACGGCTTACCACCATTAGCCTTTTGCCTGATGGTGATGTCGTAGCTCTCATCCTTAGGAATGTAAGGAGTGATGATGTGGTCGCAGGTTACGTTATCTATCTCCTTTTCCCATTTTGGATTCATGACCTTCAAGAATGCCTTGATTACATTGAACTCTCTTTCAAAGAACTCCTTGAAAGCGCCCGATTCCATGCGAACTTTCAGATGTGCATCAGTGAGCAACGTCTGTCTAGCATCGTAGCCGATATTACCAAGAGATTTCATATTCTCAAAGCTAATATCTGGCATTTGAGAAAGCATCCAGTACAATCCGAGGAGGGTTTTATTCTGACTGCTAACCGCTTCTTGCGACTGGTTCCATGATACGTATGAAATATCGCCATCATTCTCGACTCTCCATATACGCAAACTTTCTCCCTTTTTCTCCTGTCCGACTATGCCACCCTTGACTTTTGCGATTGGTGCAGCGTTATATGCAATCACGTTGCTATTGCGACTGACATTATACTCAAATTCACTTCGGATATTATCAAGACCTTCGTATATGGCATGAGGTCGAGACAGGTATGCTCCAGGAATCTTACGGATGATGATTTCCTCACCACTCTTAGTGTTCCCATCCTCATCAACTTGTGCAGTTACTTCCTCCCACATTTCACCAAGGTTACTTTTCTTCCAAATGAAATGATAGTTTTCTGTAAAGGTCTCAAAGAATGTTATCGTCTCTTTATCGGAAACGGTCTTATCATACTCAAACGACATAGCTTGCATATCATCATACTCATCAATGATAGGGTACAATCTTACGCCATCCATAGGTGAGAATGTTTTGCACTTCAACTTGTAGTTTGATTCAAAACCATATAGAGAGTTATGCTTCTTAACAGAATACCAGATGGTGAAGATTTCACAGCTTGCGAAATAGGCTTTTCCACGTTTGTAGTTCATGTTGTCAATATGAGCACAATCGTAGATTTTTTCTAATGCCTTTTGGATTTCCCTCTGAATATCATTTTCTGGAGTGTTGTAATTTCTCTTAACTGGTATAGAGAATGTAAATTCTGTTATTCTGTTTGTGAGCAGCTTTTCAAGGGCAACCGCTATACGGGATGATTTTTCACCATTGTCTTTATCACGAAGGCTTATAGTATCTGTCATTACCTTATGGCTTGCTGGCTCATATAAACTCAAAAGATAACTCCACAAAGGAACCATTACAGTCCTTCTGCGTAGCTCTTCTATCTTTTGGTTGATAGTATCAGTTTTCTTGAGTATTTCTTCGATTTTCATATCTTTACTACTTTTGGTGCAAAGATACTAAAAATATTTAATCAACAAATAGATTTAACCGAGAAATTGCATATTTATTTTCGCTTATGGGGCTTTTTATGTTTTTAATGATAATGAATAAAGGCGATACAAGCAAATCCGCTTATACCGCCTTAGATAGAGCAATAAAATATATTATGCAGGCATTAGTAATTGTGCCTTTTCTTTGTTCACGATTTCTAATACCATTTTAGCTGCCTTGTTTACGTCTGTCAAGACTGAAACGATGAACTTTGGTTGCTTTTTAAGCTTGCTGATCCAACCATCTAGGTAAGCAGCGTTATTATCTAAAATGCGACTGCTAAAGCCTAGGACGTTTCCGATAAGAGATGCTCCAAGCTCTGCAACCAACTCTTCTCTTGCATAGTCCTTTTCTCCTTTCTCATTCTCAAACCCTCTATCCAATCTAGACTTATGCCCTGTTGAGTGAACCATTTCATGTAGAAGGGTTGAGTAGTACTCCTGTCCATCCTCGAATATCTCCTGCTCTGTATTGCCCTTCTTGAACTGACTTTTAAGTGGTGTTGTAATCTCATCTACCCCAACTCTGTAGAAAGCTCCACTTGAATACTTGTCGTATCGGATAGGGCAGAGCCACTTCTGATAAAGAAGCATATCATCAATCTTCTCGTTGACATACATACCAGCCGTGTATGTCGGCAACTCATTCTTGTCTTTGAGACTGAACTTCTCCTTCAACTTCTGCATCGTCTTAGGTGCTATCTCTTCGAGGTTGGTTTGGCTGAGGTTGAACACGTTGTAGCTCTTCAAGAAAGGCTGGACTTTGCAGTCTAGTTGGTCTGATCGAGTCATTCCGTTGTAGCTGTCTTCTGTTATTTTGTTTCCATTCTTGTCTTTGTACTGAATGGACCAAAACAGAACAGGGAAGCTTTTCTCTCCTTTGTTCACACTAGCTCCTAATGCCTTTATCTGATTGAATGTAGCAAAGATAGGATATTTGAATCTTTCTTCGTCCATCATGCAGAGGAACAGGAAGAATGAGTTCATTCCATTATATTCACGCCCTCCAAGGTTAACTGGGTTACCACCATAAGATGTGGTGAACCAACCCATCTTCCAATCTCCTGCCTTCATCTTTTGCATTCGTGAAATCATCATTTCAGCGAAATGCTCTAAAACGTTGTCTGTCTTCATTGCTCTTACTTTTTATATGCAGTTATTACAATTTCTTACCATACATTCTTGCTATCTCATCGTAGATATATGCTCCGCTTGTATGAGGACTGCTAAACAATCCAAGAATGCGGTTATCTACAGTGATGCTGTTTGTCTTGACGACAACTCCGTTTTTGATGTGGTCGCAATAAACTTCATTGCCGATATGGTAAAGTTCCATCTTGCGATTATAGAAATCTGTTCCAATGTACTCCTTACTCATGGCTACCTCCTTTCTTTTGAAGTTGCACCCATGCGTGATACATTTTATTGAAGTTTTCTAACTTCTGAAGGATTTCATCCTTGCTTAAATAATCACTTATCATGTCTGAATAAAAAACATCAGAATTATTATCAAACATGGCGATATCTATGAATTTTTTGTTAATGTATACTGACATGGTATTGTTATGTATTCTGCTAACCTTTACCAATACAGCATTAACTGCTTTCTTAAAGTGAATGTTTGTTCTGTCTAACATTTCATTGTTCTTATTGTGACTAGTTGGTTGGAGCAGTCGTTACCTTTTTATCTTTCTATCCGTTATGCCTAAAAGTAATATCTTACCGTCTTCTTGCCATTAATATATTCTTCTTGCCATACTTCGTTATAGTCTGATGTGTCGTCTGAATAATAACAAACTATCGTTACTTGTGCAAGACCAGCGTCCAATTTATCGGTTTCGGCAAAGTGTTTATTTTCTGAACCGATACCAAACGAATACTTCTTAGCCATACGGACTGACTCCCAATAGTTGTTAGCGGAATGGAACTCTATACTTTCATAATCGTCATCCACACTTCCTTTAACATGTTGTTTAAGAGCGACCTCGTACTTTGGCTTAATAGTCTTTCCATAAATATTTTTCATACGCTGTGACTTTACCGTGGTGTCGAGGGCTGTATTTATTAATAAGTAATTCCGAAACCTTCATTATTGTCATACTTGCCGATAAGACAACCGCCACTATTATAATAATAAGTGATTCCATATTTCTCTTCGGTGTAATCACCATGTTCTAAGTGTTCATTCATATAGTTATTGAACTCATCGAATGAAACGAAAACCTGTCCTCTATCATTGAAGTCTAATGCTGTCATGATTACTTAACGTTTAAGAATTTAGAAACCTTACTAACAATCCCCTTTGCAGTTGAACATGTTGAAGCGGTTTCAACTGCCACACTCTTGCCATCCTCCCAATAGGTAATCTGGATTCTCAACTTGTTACCATGGAAGCAGTTAACTACATGCGCTGTACGATTACCATTACGAATGTCACCTTCGAAATAGTTATAACCTCCATCAAAATCACTTGTAACTGCTGCTACAACCTCAGCTTTGTTTGATACGTTTATTGTCTGTTTCATTGCTCTTATCTTTTAAATTGTTATTTTATTTTTGATGGTGCAAAGATAGTCCTTTTTTAGCATTTGACCAAATTTTAACCGCATTATTTTTCTTGGTTAACTTTATATAACTTATTGGTTACTAGGGTGTTAAATAAATCCCATTTTCCTCTGTATTGGGCTAATTACGAAAAATGGTATAAGGATATGGAGAAGAAAATAGAACAGCTTAGAAAGTCTTATGTAAAGTATTTAACCTTTCTTTAACTTAACTAATGTTACCAAAAATTACAGGAAGCTAATTTGACAAAAGATAGTCAAAAATGCCTTTTAACATGGTGTTACGGAGTGTTAATTAGGCGGTTTGTCACCTTTTCTTGTTAGCAACTTCCTTAATTCTCGCACCTCATTCCTCAAATCAGCGTTTTCTTTTCTGAGTTGCGAAATGAGGTGATTATATGATAGCTCTGTTGTCTTATCCATATTACTTGAACTTGATGATGAAAAATTCATGATCCAACCACTTGCCTGGACAAAGACCTTGCTTAGGTTTACCGATGGTGATACTCTCAATCTGCTTCTCAATTCGTGGACTATCGTCATAGTAGCCGTTTTTGAAGAGAACGTGAGTGAATGGTACGAACTTCATTGTACCATTATTCAGTTTCTTATTGATGGTGTCTGTATCTATAAGTATTTCCTCATTCTTTCCTATGTGGAGTTTTTTGAACTTATCGGAATCTTTGCATTCTTCATCCTTGATAAGGAGAAGACGACTCATCCAAAAACCTTTAATCACCCGATACTCTTCATTCTTTTCTGCCGACACTATCATATCGAACCATTGCTTGCTGACAGTGAGGGTAAGAATCTTTTTCTTATCCCAATCAGCAACAGCTTTCTTTAAGTACTTTTTTATTACATTTGCTAATATTTTAATAATAATCTTAATAAAATTCGAATACCTCATGACATCTGTCAAGAAAGTCTTTTTCATTCTTATAATATATGCCATTACAGACATATCTAACAACCTCACTTCTCCATAAAGATTTACCATTTCTTACTTTGCTCTTTATAATCATAGTAATCTCTGGGATGCAGTTGCAAGTGTTGATGAACGTTACTTTGAACTGGTCGGTTTCCATTCTATAAGAACAATATGGACTCCACCTTGTCTTATCAAAATCTTCTTGCGTCATACGCTACTTTTTTTAGTTAAACTTATCGCCTTTGTGATACGGTGGTCTCCGCAACCATCAAACCCCATACAATGCAAATCGTACCGACTATGCCAATAACCTATCTTTCCATTTCGAAAGCTTGGCGTCATTATCTTCTTTGCTAATCTAATCTTCATACGCTATTTATTTTTCTGTTCAATCTTTTCGATAAGAATGTTAGAATCACCCCATTCTACACAATCATGCATCCAATCTGGGATAAATGCGTGATGCGAACAATGTTTTTTAAGTTTATCATTAAATGTTGTTTGCACTCTCATACGCTACTTCTTTTTACCTCCAAATAAGACGTGTTTTCGGTAAGGGAAGAAATAGCAACATTCTCCTGGACACCACCAACTAGGAGCGTCCTTCATACATCTACGACATATTGCTATATTCTTCTCAGCTTTTTTGTTGTCACGTTCAAACTTTCTTCGTTCTCTTCTTGAAAGAGGAGGATAAGGATAAGTATCTTCCTTAAACACATTAGCTGCTAAAGCATGCAGTTTTTTAAATACTTTTTCTAATATTTTTATCATACACTACTTCTCCTTATCGAATTTGTTACCAACAACATAAACTTCAAATAAATTAACAAACGGCTCGTAATTGTCAACTTTATCTAAACTCTTGAAGGCAAACGTTCCTTCTTCTTCAATATAAACTACCTCATAGAGATTGTCTATACACAAAAGGTCATAACTGTCATTCACTATATCACCTTCCCAAATTTCTTTGCCTTCACAATCTTTCAGTCCTGTGAACTGGCAGACTGTAGAAGGGTCAACCTGATAAGTAAGATTTCTGTTTAACTTGCTTTCTTTCTGACGATTTTCGATGGTGTAGGCATTACCTCATTCGGAATAAAAGTAACCTTCTACCCAAGTGTTATTGTCAAGACGTTTAGCCTTGAACTTGATATTTTCTATTTTCATAAGCTATAATTCTTCTTTTTCAAATTCACTTTTCGGGACTCTGTAAGATGTACTATGCCATTCACACTCATCATCTTTACCTATAGCATATTTGGAAAGCATATCTCTCAATGCCTTATAAGCTAAAGTGTTGTGACGAATCTGAATACGTATAAAGTTCTCATTATCACACATTGTAATCGGTGATTGATTATTCATATACACCTTGCCTTTCTTGCCAAGGTTACTTCCATTGTAACGTTGGTAAAAATATCCGCTAGCCTTATGCTTAATTCTGTAAGGTTTAACCATAACTATTCCTCCAATTTTAAATCAGTTCCACCATTACGACTTTCCTTTAGAAAGCCATTAACTTCTTCCTTGTAGGAATAACCACAATCCTTCTGAAGAGCCTTTATCTTCTTGTAACCGATACCAGCTTCACGGCAAAGTTGTGCTGCTAGACTATAATCTTTGACGTAGCCAATTACATTTTGAATAACTGACCACTGTCCTCGCTCGAAGTCTGTAACGCAATCGTCTTGTGTAATACACAATGCTTTTTGGCACAATCCACACACTCTTACCATTTCTTTTTCAAGCTGCTCAAAGGAGTTCTGTCTCCAGTGATATGTAAGGTAGCTTGCGCAACCCAATGCTTCTTTAACTTTATTATCCATAACTATTCCTCCGTTTTCATATAAGTACAAACAACTACCTTTCGATAGTTATTACACTTATCCTTGTAATCACAAATATCACAAAAACAATACGCCATACTATTACTCCACTTTTACGCCGAAGTTAGTGTCATCTGCAAATGTGAACTTATCCAATGCATCTTTGTAATCAATGATGTCTCTGTTAATTTCAACATACAATGTTGTTACTCTCTTAACTAAATCCAAATCTTTGAACAAAGTTGACTTCACCCACCCAAACGGTTGATGCTTTTGCATTTCCTGCCAGCACTCTTCTGCGTCCTTAAATGGGCGATACTTTGGCTCTGGCTTAATACGGTATTCAAAATTACCAAAGATAAACTCATCCATTTTTGCCCAGCCATTAAGTTGAGCATGTGGATTTTTACTACGCATTTCTATATCTTTCCCTTCGCCAAATGCCTTAATTAATGGTGATAACTCTGCTGCTTCTTTACGATTCATAATCAATCCTCCACTGCTATTTTATATTCCAATTCATCAACTAAATCACTTATTAAATCAACCGCTTCTTTCAAAGCATCATACATATTATCCCCTTCTGATACAAGCTCATCAAGAGTACTACTCTCGCTCATATCCTCAGGGAAATCGTTAGGCTTCCAAGTGAAACTTTTGTTCTTTTCCTCGAACTCTCTAGCCTTTTTTAAAAGTTTTTCTATTGTCATATCAATCCTCCAACTCTATATTATTTTCTGTTGCGAAACTATCTTCTGCCTCTTCGCAAAACTGACCTTCGCAAAGTGATTCTGGGAGTGCTCTGCTAGTATAATACTCTAGGTGGCATAACTCACAGATTTCTTTTTCGTAATTATTTCTTAACTCTTCTCTGGTCATTATTCACCCTCCTTTCTTACTAAATAGTCATACATAGGCTTACGGTTACTACGATATTCATTACATATCTTTTCTGCCTCTTCCTCTGTATCGCAAGTTGCAATAACTCCATCGGGATATGTATCCCAATATCTAACTACCTTAAATTTTGCCATAATTTACTCCTCCAACTCTTTAAGTGCCTTATCACATTCTTGTATTGCAAAATTGTATGCTAAACCGAAAGGCTTTATTTTTTTACCTTCTGATAAATCTTCATGAATGCAAGTAATATAAGACTTTATAGTATTAATGTGCTTAATAGCTTTTTCTTTACTCATTGCTTATCCTCCTTAGTAATTGATAATCTTCTGTGTTTTGCGCACCTTGGCAAAGAACTCCATGACTTCTTGTGGAGTTGCTTCTCTCCAGCATCCTTCCTTCATCCAGTTACCAATACCATTTGACTTCTGAATCATTCCGTCAGAATCCTCACCAATTATCACACCGTATCCATCAGCGTTAACAAAACCATCATGGATAAACACTTTTCCATCACCATCTACTAAGATAGTTCCTGCTTTAAATTCACTTAATCTCATATTATCTTCTTTTTTACCCACTCCCTGTTTTCAAGGAGAGGGTGGTTAGTTACTAAAGCTCATAAAATTCTTTCTGTAACCGATGTTTTGTTTCTTTTAAAAGTTGTGTAAATTTTGAATTAAACTCTTTGTCGCATTTTGATAAACCATTAAGGTATTCACCGATACTTTCATCATCGTAGCTTTGACTATGTAAAAGCTTATCTACTTTAGGAATCAAGCTTTTTGCTAAAATATTAGCTCTTTCTAATTTGTCTATATTCATATTATTACTATTTATGCCCGAAGGCGGTTAAACACTAAATTCCATACCATTTCGAAATCCTCGTCTTTATTCCTCGTTTTAAAAACTTCTTTTCACGTCTTTTCAAGAACGGCTTACTTCGATGTACACAATCTAAATACCAAAGAAACCTCTCGGTGTCGAAAAATCTTAAAGCATACAACATACCTACACCTCCATTTCTGAGTTAAGCCCTAGACCAAAGAGAAGGTGCTGTAGTTGATGTACGGTAGTTATACTTTTATCGTGGTCTCCCCAATGAAAATACACCTCTTTATCTGAGCGTATGTTCAAAGTAGTGTAGCCTTTTCGTCTGTAGCAATAATCACTACTATAAGGACGTTTGAATTTCTTCCATCCATTCTTCTTTAGAATCTCTGGAGTAATAGGGATAGGAACAATATCCTTAACCCAAGCACAGCAATCTCCGAAGAGATAGCCTTTGTCTCCAAATTCAACACCTTCAAGATTCTCTAAGCGAACAACACCTTTCATAACCGTTCCATCGTACAACTTCAAAGTCTTTGATGGGTCTGATGATGTTACTCGGTAAACGACATCCTGTTCTGTACCTAGTGGTGCTCCGTTTGTCATTACCAAATCTCCTGGAATATATAACTTATCCATACGCTTTACTCCTTAACTTCTTTAAAGATTATATTCTTATGGTCTGAGCGTCTCTCAGAATCACAATATCCATATCTTATATTTATACATGTAAAATCATCAAAGAAAAAACATCCATCACATGAAGAATGGCAGTCTCGTTCTTGAACTTCAATCAAATATCCATCATCGCCATCTGGAATAATAAACCTTTCTCCAACTTTAATTTCTTTCAATGCTCGCCTCCTTTCTTTGGAAGCAAATCATCAACATAGAACCACTTAACAACCTTAAAACATCTAACGATTGTAGCCCAGTCATTTTTGCCAATATATTCCGTTTCAAAACTATTGCCAGCAGTTTTAAATAGGACAAAATGATTTTTCTTGGGTTCTTCGCTAGCATGATGCCACAAATCTTTCAATAGCTCATTGACAGCCCACTTAGCACCAAGTCTAAACCCATCTGCTATAAACGGAGCATCCTGTGAAGCAGGATATCTATTGTTACAATAATATATTGCTGCTTCTTCTATTTTCTTATCGTCTATCATATAAATTGTCTATTATTGTTATTTTAAGATTTGGACGTTCTCGTTTGAACGCCCAGTTATCATCTTCCAATGTGCGCAAGAATGATAACTGTTCTTCTGTTACCCACTTGCAGACCATGTTATCACGTACAGCACCTTGTATTCTTATCTCAATCTTTACCATTTCTTCTTACTTTTCTGAATGTGTCTGTAACTATCATCAAAGAATTATCCTCTTCGTTGTAGATAATATCATTTGTGATATATCCTAAGTCATCAACAACATCTATATTACCAAACTGCTTCTTACGAGCTTCAAGAAGCTTTATAAGTTCTGATATTTTCATCCCTCACCTCCTTTCCACTCATCAGTCGTTCCTAGTAGATGTGCAGTCTCTTCGTTGTAAGGAATACAATACATCCATAAATCTCCTACACATAAATACTTACCACTCTGCGTGTAATCAATTTCTTTTCGTGTAAGACGAGCAAAGAAATCAGCTTCCCAAGTATCATCCTTAGAATTTCGACAAAGCACCTTATCAAATGGTTTTAGCTCAACCTTTGGCTTCAAATCAACAATAGCTTTCTTGTCACTATCCCAAGCTTTGCCTTCATTGGCTAAAGCGTCAAAAAGAATTATTCGTTGAGTTTCTGTGATAGGCTGTATCTGCTTGTCTTCAAATGATAACCAATCTTCAAATTTCAAGGTGCTCATATCATTTAACACATAGTATTCCAGTTTCTTAGACGAATTGTCTATGCTTTTGACTATACCATAAGCAAGATACCCCATGCCCGAGATACAAACAATATCCCCATCCTTGAACTCTGGATGAGTCTTCTCAATCATCAAAGTTTCGATGTTTAGTATGCCACCTAATTTTCTTTCAATCTCTCTGACATATCCATAGGCAGTATTGTCATCTAACTTGACAAAATTAGCTGTTTCTGCATTTGACACGTCTTCGTAACCATCCCTGCTATTGGAATAGCATCCATTGAACTTTGTATAATCATCATATGCCCATTCTTTGAAAATGCACTGAAATTCACAACTATTGATAAGCAAATCGCCCTTCTTCCAAGAAAACTTTGCCCAATCACGCATTTTCTTAGAAGGAAAGAGAATCTGTAAACCATCAGGATAACCTCTTTCTGTACCAAATTCGGAATAACCACGATGGCAAGTAGTATTATTATTAGTCTCATTCGTACACCAGACTACTGTTTCTGTATCTGTAGTACTGATAGTATCTAACTCTACATCTATATTATGCAACCAGTCATACAACTTAGTTCCTTGCGGCTTATCCTTAAGGATTTTCGATATATTAATCTTTGCTTCCATACGCTTTAATTTCTCATTATGTGACACTTGATAACCTTGTGAACCGCATTTGGCTGCGATTCATTAAAACTCTTAATAAACTGACGTTCCATTTCCTTTGGGAAAATGGGATTTGTCGGCTTCGGCATAGTGAGGACGACTTGAATCTTTGCCCCCCCATCCAATGTAAGCAGACATCTGCGAGTAATTTTCTCAAATAACATATACCTCTCCATAATCTTAATCGAAAATATGATGGTTCAACTTTCTCTTTCTGAGGTTTCTCTTAATAACTTCCATGTCCTTGTGGTCGTTAGTGTGGTCCGCAAGAAGCTTGATGATGTCGTAGATGTCATTTGTGTTATCCTCCAGGTTTGCGCAAATATTCTCGTCACCAAAGAAACTCTTATTGAAGGGTTTCAAGTGGAAGTAATATTTCTCTGCAGCATCACGCATTTGATTGTAGTGCATCTTCTGCTCTTGTTTGTACTGAACCTTTAGCAATCTGAACATAGACTGCTCATCTTTGATAAGTTGGTCCAATACATCTGTTACCATTGCAATCAAGCAGCCATTTACCTGCAGGCGTTGAATAATCTTTTCCTGCTTCAAGCCAGATGTTACACCAAGCTCTGAGAGTGTAACCTTCAAATCGTCTGCTGTAACTTTCTCTTTTCCCATTGTCTTACTTTTAATTGTCAAGCCATGAACCTGAGTACTTCCATTCCCAATCAGAACAGGAGTCTGTAGGGTTCTTACCATTTTTATAGCATGTTCCAGAGAATATGCAATATCTACATATACGTTCCATAATTATGAGAGTTTTGATACCATAATAATGTTACCACAATTATAATTAGTAAGGCAGTCTTCAAGATTAAAATCTTTGATGATGTCTTTCTTCTGTGCTAACGTTCCGTTAAGTAACGTTTCTGCTAACTTTTCAGCTTGGTAGTTTCCGACTTTGGAAACTAGGGCTTCCTTCACCTTATAAGGTAAAGAGTTCTTGAATATTTTCATTGCTCTTATTATTTAATTATGATTAAGGGATAATCTTGTCCAAATCATCTACAACTCCTTTAAGCCATCCCCTCATGTAAATGAGAGCATAAAGGTCGCAGTTCTCTTCCTTTGCCTTTTTGGTCTTTTCTACCATGGCTTCAATTACTATCATTTGTTGTTTAAACGTTTCTTCGTATTTCATTGCTCTATATATTGTGGAGTGATGGTTAGTCACTCCGTTACCTTTATGCTACGTCTTGAATCCATTCTTTGAGGATTGTACCATCTTCATTGAAGATATCAAGCTCCACTCCGTCATACTGAACTTTCTTGCCTTCGCCTAAAGCAATCTCGAAATCCAAATCTAAGATGTGCTTTACGTCACTGAATGTTTCTTTTTTTTGACTGAGTGGTTGGTTCTCAAAAACAACATCTTCGTATGTGTTATCTTTGAACTTTGTTGCCTTAATAACGTACTTTACCTTTTTCATTGCTCTTATCATTTAATTGTTAAACTTATTTATTGTTTAATTAACTGATGCAAAGGTACAAAGAAATTTTTGATTGACCAAACGTTACTTTCTTTAATCGCTTTTTAGCAATTTTATTTAACTTTTAAACCACATAACTATCTGAAATTCATCTTATTTTCAGCATAATGAATGCGTTGTCTTGTCAAGACTTCCCCTACATCTTCAAGGCTGATTTCTCCTTTCTCGATTCGAGGATTCTCACAAATTTTATAGATAACGGTACCATCCATACAGATAACAGGATATGGAGACCCATCATCATTAGGACGATCTGAGAGGCAGACATGATGAGCTGCTTCATTAATACGCTTCTCGAAATCTTTCTGTGATTTCTGCTTCTTTCTTTCATGTTGTAGTGATTGGTTGCCAAGAATTTCAGCCTTAAACCAATCTGTAACGTCTTGTAACATCTTCATTGCTCTTTTGTTTATAGATTTATATACTAGTGTCTTTTACCCCACTTGATAGCGTTGTAAATGACGTTTCTATATATTCTTCTTTCCTCGTCATTTTCAAGGAAGGTTGTTAATCTAGCTTGCTTTGTAGCAAACAAGAAATCTTTGTCTTCTTTAATTTCCATATCTACTTTCTTAATGATTTACCTGTGAAAGGGACAAACTTAGTGATGGCTTTTAACCTATCTATAGTTCGTTCTCCATATTTTGCTTCGAGTTCGTTTGCAGTTAAGTTGGTGGTAATGATGAGAAGCTTTCCCTTTTGCTCTGCTGCATCACATAATTCAGAGAATGCGCATCTAACATTACCAAAAATCTTCGCAAGTTCTTCTGTACCAACATCATCAATACAGATGATGTGAAGTTTTAGAATCTCGTCAATCTTTGTATTCAACTCCTGGGCAGTAAAAATATTGACGAGTTTTCTGCAAGAGTCTTGAAGTAAGAGTGGTAGAATATGCTTTGCTATTAGAGTCTTTCCGAGACCGCACCCACCTGTAATAAGAAGTCCCCTGCCTTCGTTGTCAGACATCCAATCAACAATAGGGCGATAATTCTTCTCCATCCATTTTGCATGAGATTCCTTGCCATAGGTGTATCTTTTGACAAAATAGTCTAGACCTCCTCGTAGCCTTTGTTCGGCATTAGGAATCCTTATTCTCACCTTGTCAGCGAGAAACAAGGATTCTCCTTTATCGAACCTTTGAATAATTTGATCGAAATCTACATTCATAATTACCATCCTCCTTCGTTATAATCTTTGTTTTCCGAATCATGTAGAGCCGTGCCAGATTGATTTGTTACGAAGTCTTTATTTCGTCTTGCCCAATTCTGTAGCCTTAGATTTAAATCCCATGTTTTCTCAGTCTCACACCTCATCCTAGTTTTGGACTTATTAGTTTCAGACCAATAGTCATAGAACTTTCTGATCATGTCCTTACCATAAGTTGCAACATAAGGAACTAACTCTTGACCGAATTTTTTCTTTCGCTTTTCGGTTGCTGCCGCAATCTCCTCTTTCGTTTTCTTAGGCTTATCTTCCTTAGATGCTTCTTCTGGTTTAGTATCTTCATTCTTTGGTTCATTTTTAGGCTTATCAACATCAGTAGCAAAATAGCTGTCGTAATTGCATATAGTGATGATGGAATATAATCTTTCCGTATTCACTTCAATTAGCTGCATTTTTATTAGCTTTGACAAACAGGTTCTAACTACTTGTTTGCCTGCACCTATAGTAGTACTGAGTTTTCCAAGACTAGTCAAAAACTGTCCTCTACGCTCGACTATACCATCATGCTTCACTTCTTTATCCTTTGCATTGTTGAGCAAGTATAGAAAGAGGGAAAGCATTTCGGGTTTGTCGAACCAATCCCAATCAAAGATGCTGCGAGGGAGTCTTATCCAATCTGTCATAGTTGTACAATAAAACCTCAACTTTCTTGTTTAGCTGCTTACGCAGGTGGAACCCAAACAATACTAATTGAGGTCTGAATATTTTTTATCCGAAAGTTCCACGTTTCAGAGATTTTGTTTCTTGGGTACAAAGATAACAAATTATTTGTTGATTAAATAATATTGCTGCTAATATTATCAAATATTAACTTTGATGCTTTTGAGACTGCTAATTTTCTTAACCTCAGTCGTATAGTGAACAATCATATCTTCTAATTCGCTATTTGTGAAATGACATGTAGAATGCGCCTTCACGTTTAGCAAATCAAATCTTTGCTGCCCTATTTTTTGAATGAGGTTGCGTTGGTAGCCTATGAGGTGGTCCGCAGAGAAACGATTGCAGTATTTACATTCAGCATGGCAGTTATCTTCATTGAATCTAGTTGCCATGTGGCGGCGACTATGGAAGTGACCGCAGTCCACATCTTCAAAGCTCTTTATCTGCCCGCAGGATATACACCGAACATAACCATTATCCATAACATCACGTAAACGGATATAAAGAGAGAATATCCGATCGAGCTTTTTAACCAAGTTAGGTTTGCTCTTAGAAGTAGTCTTTTTTACCTCTTTTTTTTCGGTTTGAGCCGCTTTTGGCTTGCGGTTGAAATAGTATTTATTCATAACCATAGGGCTCTTTAATACAGCTTATTTCCGTGATGGTATTCTCTGCTTTCGTTATAACGCATCTTCAAGTTGATGTGCTGAACGAGGTCGATACCAAGTGCTTCTGCCCATTCAAATACGGAGAAAAGAACACTTACACATAAGACAAAGAACATTTCACTATTTTCACTTCTGGAAGCAGTAGTATTGCACGATACGATATTCCTAGTAACCATGATTGCATTTTCGGTAAAACTATGCTGTTTAGCATACTTAACCTCATTGTCAAATGTGGAGAACCCGTCCTTTGCCTCAACATTACAAACACCCATCAAATCAAAGACACGAATACAAATATCTGCCAACTCGCTTTCTACTTTTCCCTCGATGGTATCAGAGTAGTATTTGTTGAACAAACCGACATTGTCTTTGGCAAGTACGGTTTTAAGACCTTCTTTGTCAAGATCGTCCATATAGTTTCCTTTGCGGTCAGCTTGAACGGCTTCTGCTACTTCCGTGCAGACCATCATCAACCAATGCGCATTAGACTTTTCTTCTTCATGCCATCCATGTTTGACGGCATTATCGTAGGCTTTTTTAACCCACTCATTAATCTGTTTTGCTTCAATTTTCATAATTCAAAAACTTACGTTAGTCAATTGTTTACCTAGAGATTTGATACACCATCTTGATGAACCTTGCACCTCTAGGTCTATTCTTAAATCAGAGACTTTTCCGAAGGAACGGAAACTACCGCCAAGGTCGATTATCCATCCATCTTTATCCTTGAAAGGTCTGATAGCTCGTCCCACCATCTGATAGTAGAGACTCAAAGACTTCGTTGGTCTTGCCAAGATAACCGTGTCAAGTGCAGGATAATCAAATCCAGTGGTGAGAACTCCGACATTAGAGACAACCTTTATGGTTCCATCCTTGAACTTCTCCAAGATAGCTTCACGTTCTTTCTTTGGGGTCTCGCCTGTAACGATTGCAGAATTAATACCTTTCTGTTGCAGTTTGTCTGTCAATCTTTCCGCTTCTTCCGTGAATCGAGTGAAGACCAAAACTCCTTTTCTCGGTATTTTATTTTTTGGCTTCAATACACGTATGGTAGTGGAAGTAAGCTGATCATAGAATCCGCTTCGTTCATATTCCAACTTTAGGGATTTTTCATCAAAATCGTTTCCTGTTGAGTTGGTATGCACGTTAGACATATCTAGCTTGGTGCAATCGAAGTATCTCAAATCGGCAAGATAACCTTTCGCAAGCAATTCTGAAATCTGACAATAGTACAGAACCTCATCGAATATTCTTGGTCTAGTTCTAGTAAGGAACTTTAGCATAGATGTGCCATTAAGTCCCTTTCCTAGTCGATATGGTGTTGCTGTTAAGCCGATAACCTGTCTATCCGCGGCTTCGAAGAAGGTTTTGTATTGTCCACCTTTAGCATTACAAAGATGGCATTCGTCAACCATTACGTACTTGAAGTGCTGAAAGTCTTTCATGTGGTTCATAACGCTTCCGATGGTAGCAAAGGTTATTCTGTTTATATCCTTGCAACCAACAGAAGCGGAATATACTCCACAATCAAAAACACCATAGCTTTGCAGTTTAGCGAAGTTTTGCTCTAGAATTTCCTTTGACGGACAAAAGATGAGTAGCTGACTATCCAGCTTACTTGCAATATCTGCAATTACAAGCGACTTACCTGCGCCCGTAGGCAAGATAAGAAGTCCATTCTTCTTAGTCTTGCCTGTGAACGCTCTGACGGCAGCATCGCTTGCTTGTTTCTGATATGGTCTGAGTGTGTACATTATTACTCTTCTTAATCATTACCATCCTCATCATCGTCACCGAAAGGAAGGTCATTATCATCAGTCTGCTCCTCAGCCTTTGTTTTTGGTTTTTCTACTTCGGGGAACTCAATACCGAAAACTTCCTTCATAGCCTGCTGATTGACATCTTCCTGGCTCCACAAGCCGCTTCTATCCCAATCTGGGATTTTCTGAACCTTGCAAAGCTGGAACTTATCATTTACCCAAGCAAAGAAGAGGTAATGACCATTGAGAGCAATACGGGCTGTCTTAGTAGAAGGCAAACGGAAATCCGTGATACCATTCTTGACTCTTGCTGCCAAATCACTGACTTCAAGAAGTGCTGATGCGTATGCTTCTTCGGCATTCTTCTTCATTGTCTTGATCTGAGCAAGAACGGTTTCTAGCTCTTCTTTGCGCTTTGGCACATCATTCTCCTGCTTGATGCAGTACTCTTCACGGATAGCGTGAATCTCGAAATCATCATACTTGCGGTCAACAACCTCATTGTCTGGGAAGAGAGCATTGAACTTGTCATGCAGAACCTTGATAGGTTCATCTGCACTCTTTGCACCTTCGCAAAGTACCAACACGTCCTTGAACATTTCTTTCTGAGCTTCGGTCAAACAAAACTCAATCTTCTCTGGTCTGTGACCATCCAAATCTGCTAACATAATATTTTCTGTTTTAAATTATACAAATTCTTTACACTGCTCAATCTGTTGTTGAGCAAAAAATAACATTTCACCTTCATGAGGTGTAGGTAGGTAAAGCCCACACTGAGCACTACTATAATTTCTGAACCTTTCTATTGCAGTTGTCATTTCTACCTTATCGAGTTCTGTACTACTTCTGATGTAGGTAACCACCTGTCCTCTTCTGTTAAGTCGCTTTCTCTCGAATATATCTCGGTTGCAAATCTTTTTGAAAATATCAAACTTGACTTCTTCGAGAGTGTAACCAAATTCGGAAGCAAAGTAACCTAACAGACAATGTAGATAGCTGTTTTGAGCTAAAGAACGTTGAGTATTCTTTTTTTTCAATTCAACGTATTCGTTTTTCAGAACCATCTGATTGCAGGCTTCCTTGAACTTCTTCCTATCGTAAACGTTCTTCAAATTATAGAGTGCCATAGTCTAAGTTTTAAAATGGTAAATCATCATTATTACCTTGAATAGGGTTTCCGTTCTCATCTACTGCGGGAGGAAAATTAGGTACAGGTGGTGCTTCTGTATTTCTTGCAGACTCCATAGCTGCTTGTTGTGCGCTTTGGCATGCCCCTTGTGTAGGTGTTGGCTGATTTCCGTTAGCCGCTTGTGAGGTCTGATTTCCACCCTGTTGCTGATTATAACGAGATTGATATTTCTCGATTTTATAACCTTGAACGTTAGTGAAGTATCTGACTTGCCCATCTTTTTCTGAGCGTGAACCATTCAAGGAGAATGATACCGTCACAATATCACCCATATTGAAGCCGTTCAGATCATCAACGTGATTGCCTGTAAACTCGAACTTTGGATAGTTTGCTCTCTCTATCTGCCCTGTGAACTGGTTACGATAGGAGCAATCCAAGACAAGCTCTCTTTTTTTGAAGACTTTGTCTTGATAGGGAATACTCTCCGTATTCCCTATATGCTGAATAATTCCACTAATTTGAAATGCCATTTTTACTGAACATTAAAAGTGATACCATTGTCACGCATGAAGCGTTCCAAACATTCCATTGCCTCTTTTGTACCGGTACAAACGTAAGTACGTGTCTCGGTTGGAGTAGGAGGTGCAACCGACTGTCCCATAGCGGCAGCGAAAGCATCCATGGCATCTTCTTCATTAGAAGACATCTTACCATTCTTTGGCTTCTCTTCCTGTTGCTCGGCTGCATTGTTCTCCGCGACTTCCTTCTGAGGTGATGTTGGAGGTGTTGCAGTTTCTTTCTTATTAGGGGATACTGAGCTGGCACGCTGTTCTTTTAGCTTGTTTGCGTATGCGATAGTCTCCTGCAGATTGAGATTCTCCTTGTATCGGGCGGCAAGTGCATCGTAATCTTCTGCAAATAACTTCAAGGTCTCGAGGTCTTTCTTGATGTTATCAACCTTTTCTGTGATAGCTTTTTCGATAGACTTCATTGAAGTTGTCTTGTTGAGCCATTTTGCATCAAAGATGAGGTCTAGTTTGATACCGATGGTTTCCACTCCGCATTTCTCAGCAAGCTTTTCAATCTCTTCTCTCTTAGCTTTCTTGGTGCGATTTTCATCTTCTTTGATTACGCCATCAATGAGAGATACCGCATTCTTGATAAGCTTGCACGTATCGTTACAGGTTGTCTTGAACTCCTCAAAAGGTTTATTCCAAACCTTTTCAAGCTCCTTGCGCTTATCGTCAAGTGCTTTAGCTGCCTTGTTGAGTAAAGCCTTGTCTTCCTTGCACTTTGGAATATCATCGGTGCTATAGTTGCTGATGTCATACATAGGCAAAGCCTTTTCAACTCTAGCTTTAACCTCTTTGATATTCGTGGTAAGCTGACCGATAGTTTCTTTGCTTACCACCAATTGCACATCCTTTTCTTGGAGTGCAACGATATTGGTGTTCTTTTCTTTTGCCATATTAAACCAAATTGAATATTTTCTTGTCTGTTATCAAATCTCTGTTTTCTTGAATGAAACTAATCAATCCTTCGCAGTGTTGAGTGAGTAGAGGAATATCCCTTTTAGGGTTAAACGTATAACTCTCTGTGTAGTTTCTGTAATACGTCTTTCCGATTTCCGAGATATTGTATTCGAAGTCGTAAATATCACAACCATTCTTCATGAGGGCATAAGGATAGACCTTATGTTGCCAGTGTCTCTTGTAATTGCCAACCGCATACTGACGTGTTGTTTTCAGATCATGAGTGCAGAACGGCATAAGGTAATCAATATACCCATACAACATTACTTTACCATACATGGTAGGCAAGACAGCTTGTATATAAACCTGTGGCAATGCTCCTTTATAGTAGGCTGCATAATGTCGGACTAGCTGAATAGGGAAGCAGAAACTTCTGCCGTTCAGCTTTGCTTCTACACCGACAGGAACCCTTTTGCTATACGGATATTCTTCTACTTCTTGATAAATGGTGTGGATATCCATATTCTCCGAGTTACGATGAAGGACCATACAATCAATAACCTCATTGAATGCTGTGCCTTTGTCAGCAGCTTCACTATCGAATGATACTCGATTTATCTTATCTATTAACGACTGGAATTGTATCTTCTTGAACTCTTCTAGAGTATGTGGTGGATTTTCAGACCATCCCCAATACTTACTCCAAATGATGTCACTATCAAGGTAGTTCTGATACGCATCCAAAAGCGTCGCATAGAACCTAAACTTGACTACTTCCATAGCTTATGCTGCTTGTGGGTCCTCGTATTGCTTGGTATCTTTGTTATATACTAGCTTCAGTGCGCTGACCTTCTCGGTGAATAGACTTCTTGCATGCAGGATGATGGAGTTGCCCAAGTTTGCATAATCTTTGATGTGCTCAATGAAATGGTTCGCTCCCTGCGCATCTGTAATCAACTGTACGCTCTCCTTAATCTCTTCAAGTGCCTTGTTGTACTCTTTGACCTTTTCTTCTTTCTGAGCTATCATAGACTGATAACGTGATAGAATCTGAGTAGCGATGAAGTTGTTCGGTGCGGTTGGTTGTCCGTTTACATCGAGGATAACAGGAATCTGCATACAACCAGGAAGCTGACAGGTATTCTTGCCATCGTTACGGCTTGTTGGGTCAAAAGTGATTGTTCTGATTTGCTGTCCATTTTCACTTCTCATTTCGAGATAGCCAAGCAAGTCCAAATCGGTAACGATATTGTTGTAGTTCTTCTCACGAAGTGCAGGAACATAAACAGTACTTTCACCTTCCTTGCGTGTGTCACGATGGGCGACAAAAACGATGTTCTTGTTAAGCTGTGACAAAGATGAGGTGAACCATTTGAAGTCGTTGTTGATGGTACCCCAATCCTGTATCTGAGGATTGCGACCATTGCATCTGTAGGCGATGATGAAGTCAATCATCTTTCCAATCGTATCTACTACGATGGTATCGAACTCCTCCAAATCCTTCTTGTTATAGTTGAGCAAGTTAAGAATATCTTGCCAACTAGAAACCTGTACAATACCGACATTATCGTCCAAATGTGCGGTATTAACACGCTTGACCCCATTGTCAAAGTCAAGCAACAGAGGCTTAGGTGATGAGAGGGCGAAAGTTGTCTTACCCATACCAGCCTGTCCGTAAACCATCATTTTAACGTTTTTCTGAATAGCAATTTCATTGCTTCTTTTAATCATACTCAT